GACCGGGGGCGCGGTGAAAGACCCCGGCGACCTCCGCCGTCACTCCCTGTCCGACGCCATCGCGATCCCGTGGGGCACCAAGGGACTGGTGGAGCCGACGTTCAAAGCGATTCAGTTCATGACCGCGATGGCTACGTTTATCTCCGCTGTGGCGACTGCCGCGGCTGGAGTCGGTGGCGGAGTGACGTCGGCGATCAACACAGCCTTCACGACGTTCCAGACCCAGATCGACGCCCTGGCTAAGACGGAGACTCAGATCTCATGAGCCACGCCGACACGTTAGGCGCTGCACTCAAGGCCGCGATCGAGACCGATGTTACCGGACTGTCGTTTGACGACTCCCAGCTAGCGGTGTGGGAAGCGTTCGCTCACGAGCTTCTAACTGCCACCGAGAAGTCAACACTCTTGGTGTTTGGTGCTCGTGATATTGACGCTACGTCGATCAGGTATCTCTACCCGGCGCCGATTAGCGCTAATAGTCCCGCTAGTTCTTCTGAGATGTCATTAATCGTCCCGTTCGCTTGTGAGATTCGATCGATCAGCGCTCGCCATAACCGCGCCGGAAGTTCTGCCGAAGACGTCCGCTACCGGATCCGCTTAGATGATGTCAACGCAGGTCTCTGGGTGGATCTCGCGACCGGTTCGGTGAGCGATGCCACCGAGACAGGCGTTGTAGCGGTGTCAGCTGGAGATCGCTTGTCTGTCATCGCATCTCCGTTCTCCCCAGGCGTCGGACCAGACACGGTCTATCAACCGGTCGTCACCGTGGAGCTTGTTCACTAATGCCACTAGCTAACGAACCTATCGATTTCAAGCTCGACGCCGACGGCGATCTAGTCGTGCCGATCCAATTCGTCAGCGGACTCGAAGCCGTGGCGCAGGGGATCCGAGTGCGTCTGAAGCTGTTCCGCGGCGAGTGGTTTCTCAACCTCGACGAAGGCGTGCCCTACTTCGAGGATCTGCTCGGGCGGAAGTTTGACCGCGCCCGCGCCCGGGAGATCATCCGCGCAGAGCTCCTGAAGTCCCCCGGGGTCGTGGAGATCACTTCTCTGACGGCCGATTTCGACGGACAAACCCGCGCATTGTCCGTGGATTGGGCCGTACGTACCGAATTCGGCGACACCTCGGGTCAAACTGCGGTAGGATTCTGATACCTTGGCGGGTCTAACTGAAACCGGCTTCGTCTCGCTGACCCTGCCCGAGGTCCGGGAGGGCATGAACGACGACTTCCGCGAGGAGTTCGGAAACTCCGTAGATCTTTCTGACGGCTCCGTCGACGGGAAGATCATCGGCATCGTCGCCGAGAGAATCGCCGCCGTCTGGGAGCTGAGCGAAGCAGTCTACCACGCCACCGACCCCGACGCGGCCGAAGACGACCGCCTAGCGTCTCTCGCTGCCCTAACAGGAACGCTCAGGCTGCCGGCGTCATCGTCGACGGCGACGCTCACGCTCACCGGAGACGACACTACAGAGGTCGGGGAGGGCTCCCGCGTGAGCACGGTGAGCACCGGGGAGCTGTTCGAGACCGCCGCCGACGCCGAGCTAGTCGCCCTGACCGCCTGGGTAGCGTCGACCGCGTACTCCGTCGGCGACAGGGTCTCGAGCACCGACGCCGCTTGGCAGTGCTCCGTTGCCGGAACGAGCGACACCCCGGACGGACCCGACCCCGACGGGCTCGACCAGGGCGACACCCTCGCCGACAACACGGTCACCTGGATCTACCTGGGGGACGGTCTCGCCGCCGTCGATGTCGAAGCCACGTCGGTGGAGACCGGTCCGCTGGTCGCGCTGTCCGGGGACCTGACCGAGATCGAGACCCCGGTCACCGGCTGGGACATGGTTATCAACCTGCTCGACGCTACGCTAGGGCGGAACGTCGAGACCGACGAAGAACTCCGGCTCCGGCGCGTCGATGAGCTGACCGGTCAGGGTAAGTCTACGGTCGACGCTATCCGCGCCGGTCTGATCGACCCGGACATCACCCCTGACGTCACCGCCGCTACCGTCTTCGAAAATATTACCAACGAGACCGACGGCGACGGAGTCCCACCCGGACATATCGAAGCGCTGGTTCAGGGGGGCGAAGATCAGGACATCTGGCAGACGTTGTGGGACTTCCGCGGAGGTGACACCCACGGAACCGAGGTTGGAACCGTTGACGACTCCGAGGGCACCGAGCAGACGGTCAAGTTCTCCCGCCCTACCGAGGTCGAGATCCACGTCGAAGTTACTCTGACGAAAGACGTGACCACGTACCCAAGCGATGGCGACACTCAGGTGAAGGCGGCGGTTGCTGCACTCGGTGGTGTGACCGGGGTCGACGCCGTCGCCTCGAGGATCAGCGCCGCCTGCTTCACCGTCGCCGGAGTTATCGATGTAACCGAGGTTTTGCTCGACGACGAAGCTTCCCCTTCTACGTCGACGACCGTGCCGATCAGTACGCGGCAGATCGCCGACTATGACTCGAGCCGCGTCGACGTCACTAGCTCGGACGGTACGCCGTGAGCATCTCCAAGATCGAAGACCACGTCGAGCGCGGACTCGCGCGTCTCCCCAGTCAGTTCAGGGATCAGCCGAAGCTGAAAGCGTTCCTGACGGTACTGATGACCCCGGCGCAGCCGCTCGAGGACGCGCTGTGGCAGCTCCTGACGGAGCGAGACATCGACACCGCGGTGGGGGACCAGCTCGATCAGATCGGCGTCATCGTCAATCAGCCCCGGCTCGGAAACGACGATGACACTTACCGCCGGTTCCTGTACGTGCGCATCGCGATCAACCGATCCTCTGGCACCCCCGAGGAGCTGATCCGGATCGCCAAGCTGGCGCTAGCGGACTTCGATCCCCGCATCGAGTTTGTCCACCAACACAACCGGACGATGGTTCTCCGCATCCGCGACGCGGCGATCACGTCGGACGCGGCTGAAGTCACGATCAAGTTTCTGAACCAGGGAAGGCGCGGCGGCGTGCGTGCGATCTTGGAGTGGGGCGAGAGCGAGCCGGTCGATATGTTCACTTTCAACTTGGGCCCAGGGTTCAATCAGAGCCACCTAGCAGGAGTCTCCAATGGCTAAACCTACAGAGTTTCCGCGCTTCGGCACTGATCAAACTAACGAGACCGAGCCGAGCTCCGGTCAGAAGGATAGTGGCTGGGCCGACGACCAGATCCCACCGGCTGGTTACTTCAACTGGCTCCACAGGACTAACTACGATTGGACGGCGTGGCTCGATGACGTCTTCGCCGACGACGACACGACTCTGACCGTCAGCAGGGATGTCTCGGTCACAGGCGGCCTCGACGTGGCGGAGACTTTCGCCATGACTGGTTCGATCACCCCTGCAGCGATTAGCTCTGATCAAGACAACTATGGTCCCTCTGGGATTGACGATGCAGCCATCCTACGCCAGGAGGTAACCAGCACACAGACAGCTATTACAGGCATCTCGGGTGGGTTTGATGGTCGTGTTCTGGTGGTAACTAGCACCGCAAACTCAACCTTTAATTTGGTTTTGGTTCACGAGAGCGGCAGCTCTGTCGCCGCCAACAGATTCACACTGCCAGGAGCGGGCAACATAACCATCCCTGCAGGAGGGGCCGTGACGCTACGTTACGACGGTGTTGATTCACGGTGGTACGCAATGACTCAGTCGCTATAGCCCAGCTGCTCGGAGTTCCTCTTTCGTGACTACCACCAACCCTCCAAAGGACCAAACCCACTCCACCGAATGGGAATTGTCGTAGCTGCCAACGCATCCGCCTTCAGGCATGTCTCCTGAGTAGCAGTGTGCCATTTCGTGAGCAAGTGCGGAATCAGAGACTTTTTTGACGGACTTGATCCAGATGTCGGCGCAAGAAGTAGACCATCCGAGCCTAGGCCCATCAAAATCAAGAGACTCCACCCACGTCACCGAGACCTCACGCCGGGGCGAGTCGAACGCCGCCGTGTACTCCTGGTGAATAAGCTCGATCGCTTCCTCAGCCCCAGCCGGCGGCTCTACCTCATCGCCGACCATCGCCACCGGGCAACACCCCGCCGCCACCAAGATCAACGCTAGACGCATGACTGATACCCTACAGGAAATCCCCGACGAGCGCAAGCGTGCGCGGAAGTGGCGGCGCTACGCGGCGATCGTGGGGGTCGCCGGCGGAATAATCTGCAAGCTTCTAGCGTCAGAATACTCGACGATCTGTCAGATCGCCGTCTCCGCCTGTGGAGCGTTCTAAGACCGACTCAGGAAAGGTAAACCCATGAAACTCCTAATCACCGTCGCCAGCGCCTTCGCTGTCGGCCTTCTCGCTTTCACCGCGAGCGCCGCCGCCGCGGGGCTCGTCGACCAGCCCTCCGGCGACCTGGCAGAAATGATCCTGACGGCTGTCACCGGTGGTCAATACTGGCTCGCCGCCGCCGTCGCCCTGGTTCTCGCCGTGCGCCTCGCCCGCGAGTACGCCCCGAAGACTGGGCCGCTCTCCTTCCTGCGCACCGGTGCTGGCGCCGCCGTCCTGGTCCTGCTTGGATCCTTCGGTGCCGCTGTCGCCGCCGCTCTCGCCGCCGGGGTCACCGTGACCGCCGCCCTCCTGCCCGCTCTCGGAGTCTCTGTCGCCGCCGCTGGCGGGTTCTCGCTGATCAAGAAACTCGGTGTGCCCGTCCTTGGCTGGCTCCGTAACAAGCTTCCCGCCGTCGCCCACCCAGTGATCGATCTACTTCTCTGGGTGTTCTCGCGCCCCGATCCTGACACCGTCGCCACCGCCGCCGGTGACAAAGCCGTCGCCGAGAACCCGAGCACCGGCGCCGCCGGCATCGTCGGAGCCCCCCGTGACGTCCGCTAACCCGCCTGTCATCTCCCCGGAGATTGCGGCTGCGCTCGCCCGAGAGGGTCAGGAGTTGCGTCGGGCGTATCGGTGTCGGATCGAGCGCATGTGGCGAATCACCCCCGAGCAGAGGTACGCGAGATGTCGATGACGCACAACAGCTTGGCGCGCGCTCTCGTGACAGTCAATCGTGATAGCGCTATCGCACTCCGTGACGCCCTAGACGACGCCATCGAGGAGACGGAGCCCGTCCCTGAGTGGACAGGGTGTCAGTCCCGTTACCCCATATATCCGACGTATCAATGCCAGCGCAGGCCGGGACATGAAGGGCCGCACTACGTTGGTGCACACGGCAGCGGGGACGAGTGGGAGGACCTGACATGACGTCCAGTAACCCCCTCGCCGCCAAGCGGGTGATCGCGCTCCTGGTCGGGATCGTGGTCCTACTACTCTCGAGCACCGCCGCGTCAGAACCTACTCGGATTCTGACGCCGTCACACTGTCTCACCGACGGTGGCGAAAAGCTCGACTTCCCCCCGGGAACGTTCGTCACCGAGCCCGACTGGCTCACGCTAGACAAGGAGATCCGCCGCCTACAGGACGCCGAGACTCGTTTGCAGGCAGAGCGAGACTCCTATCGGGGCATGGCGAACAAGCGCCATATCCTGCTGTCGGGAGCCGTCGGGACCGCATTCGCCGCAGGCATTGTGGCCGGGATTCTGTACCAGAGATGAAGCCCCTCGAGAAATGCGCGAACGGGTGCGAATCCCCGCCGGATCCGCCGTCGTTGGTCATTTGCCGAACGTGCCAGGACAAGATAACACGGACGCTCGATCGCCTGGCTAATGCAGTAATCGAGCCCGCCCCGGAATAGTCAGAGACTTCTCTGACGTTAGAGGGTTGAATGCCTGATCACCAAAAGCGCTGCTCGCTCTGCCACGTCGAGAAGCCGCTAGGGGAGTTCTCCAAGCGCAATGACTCGATCGACGGACACCGCGGACAGTGTAAGGGCTGTCGAAAAAAGGGCGGTCCCCGAGATGGCATCATGCCGAACGGTGATTACTCCGAGTTCGTCGGCGAAGGGCTCGCGGTCAAGCGGCGATCGATTCAGTACAAGCGCCACGAAGATGGGTCACTGCAAGAGACCGGCGGCTGGCTCATCTCTACCCGCGAGGACGAAGAGAGACAGCGAGCACTCGAGGAGTACATCAAGGGTCTGTTCGAGGGACACTCCCCCGCGACCCGAGTCAAGACTCCGAAGCACACCACCGAAGAGCTGATGCAACTCCTCGCGTGGGGTGATCCTCATATCGGACTCTATGCCTGGGAGCAAGAGACCGGCAACCGCTTCGACCTAGAGATCGTCGAGCGACTCATGATCGAGTCGATCGCGCAGGCCGTCAAGTCGGCCGACAACGCAGACGAAGCATTGTTAGCGACGGTCGGCGACACCTACCACGTCGACAATTTCAGCAACCAGACGCCGAAGGGCGGGAACGCGCTCGACGCCGCCGGGCGCTACGAAGAGATCCTGAGACTCGGCGGGAGAATCTTCCGCCGCTCTATCGATCTCATCATCAAAAAGTTCCGGGTCTGCCACGTCAAGATCGTACCAGGGAACCACGACCCGGCGAGCACCGCCGCTTTACGAATGGCGTTGATGATGGTTTATGAAAACGAGCCCAGGGTTGTCATCGACCCCGCTCCGACGGCGTTTCAGTGGCACCGCTTCGGCGAGAATCTGATCGGATTCAATCACGGCCACCGCGTCAAGCCAACGGAGCTCGCGCTGACGATGGCCGCGGACTGCGCCGACGACTGGAGCGCGTGCCCTAACCGCTACTTCTACACCGGACACGTTCACCACGAAACGAGGAAAGAGATCCACAAGGTGAAGATCGAGACCCTGAACACCCTCGCCGGCTCAGATGGATATCACCGCGAGGGCGGTTATCGATCGGTCCGGTCGATGCGGATTGATACCTATCACCGTCGCTGGGGGCGCATCAATGAAGCCACCCGCGGCGTCGGGCAGATCATTGCGGAGATGGGGGCAGCGTAATGGACATCGAAGTTTGCGTCTGGGGGGACTCCTGTGACGATCTCGATTGCCAGCACCCCTGTATTTGGTGCTGCGATTCTAGTTGCCTTAACAACGCTGAACCGGTTGCGTGTCCGATCTCCTGTCAAGGAGAGTGTCTCACCGGCGGCGCTTCCGACGCGCCCCGAGACATGAAAGCGGCGCTGAACTCCGGAATTAAGCCTGACACGACGCACGTACGGAAATCTCTCCGGGTTTACTGCGCCCGTGCCTGCGAATACGGAAACGACAAGTACGAGCGCGCGAACTACCTCCGACCCACCGGAAGTGTCGCCAAGGACTTTGAGCGGCTCCGCGCATACCTGCGCGCCGCTCAGGATCATATCGGCGACGCCCTCGACAGCATGGAACTTCACCAGGCAAGCGATCCCAACCTCGAGGACGTCGAGGGCATGAAGGCCGCCGCCTACGCCGCCGATGACGAGTCGGGACTACCCCACGTCTCTCACGCAGCCGCGAGCCTGAACATGGCGATTGAACAGGCTGTCCAGTTCAACATGTTGCCCAAAGATCCTGGACAGCCCTGGAAGGATTCAAAGTGACGGAAAAGGAGTGGTTGATGGAAAAGGATTGGTACGAGCGCATCAATAGGCTGGCCCAGACCCTCGAGGAACGTCTGAACGGGTGGCTCGATGTCGGGGACATGAGCGATCTAGTCGATGGCAACGACAGCTTCTTTGTTCATATCCCGTGGTCATGGAAGCTCCAACTCGACGAAGGCAACGCCGCGAAGGTGGAGCGACTCGTCATCGAGTTCGCCGAGAAGATGGAAGAGATCCTGGGATGAACTATCGCAAAGCGGATCGCTACAACGAGACCCATTTTGATGACGCCGATTTCTTCGGCGAATTGATCGCCTTCGAGATCACGGAGCTAACGCTCGCGTTCCAACAGGCTCATGGACTCACCGTTGACGGGATGCTCGGCCCGAAGACGCGGAAGGCGATCGCCGAGCAACGGGCGGCATACACTCCGCGATCAGGCTTCGGCGACCTAGAGTCGCTTTACGTCTCGTCGGCTGACTGGCTCGTCGGCCGTGGCGTTCACCTACGCCCGTCTCACCCGTCCTGGTACTACGCGCACCTGACGAGCCCGACGCCCAAGGCGATCGTCTGGCACTACACGGCGACGGGACCGGACACCGCGGAGAACATGGCCGAGCGCCGCGCCACCGCCAGAGCCAAAGACGATCCTGAGTCGTCGTGGCATATCACCATCGATGAAGACGGGCGCATCTGGCAGATGCTTCCGCTCACCGCGGGTGGGTGGCACGCCGGCGGCAAGCTCTCGATACCGATCCTGGGGGTTGGAGCGGCCAACCACTTCGCCGTCGGGATCGAACTTGTGTCGCTCAACGGCGAGGACTACACCCCGGCGCAGGTTGAGGCCGCAGCTCGAGTCGCCCGCGCAATCGTCAACGCATACCCGATGCCAAAGCACCTCGCCAGCGTTGGACACCGTGACATTCACGCGACCAAGAATGACCCAGGTGATGAGTGGATGTTAGACCACCTCCCCAGAGTCATTGAATTCGCGTACGGGGGTGCGGAGTGAGTCGCCAACAACCACTTCAGGTCGAGATCGTCGATGGACGGCTGATCGTTAGCATCGGCGTCGAGACTCTCGCTTTCGCCGCCGAAAATGGACCCGCCCTCGAGGACTACAACGAGCTTGAGGGTGAATTTATCGGCATAAGGGTCGAGGACCCCAATCTCTTCGCCGCTGACGTACTCCGATACGGACTCGATGCCGAGGCGGAGGACGGCACCACCCGTGTACACGAGATGTTAGACGCCGCGATGTGTGAGGCAGTGGAGCAGGGTGCAGAAGGGATCTGGTTTCCTGGAGACGACCCCTTGGAGGATAGCGAATGATCTGGGCGCACCTACTGCTTACCTCGATCACCGCCGCGATTTGCGTCTATACCGTCTTCACCGTTCGTCGTTGCAACGAGAAGCTCCTGAACGACCTCGAGGGGTTTCTGATCGACGCCGTCAATTCCCGACCCGTGATCCATTACGAGGACTGGAGTCGGAATGGAAATCACTGACGACGCCCTCGACGCCGTGGTTCGTTCGGTACTCCTCGAGCACCCGGGGATCAAGACCATCGACGTCAGTTACACCGTCTGCAAGCTACTTGGCAGACAACTGAACGTCGCTGGCTCCCTGCGGCGACTGGTCAAAGCACAACGCGCAACGTTCGATGGCGGCTGGCAAATCGTCGGAAATTGATGGAGCTCAGCTACTTCGCGTCGGAGACGGACAACGCTCCGAAAAAGGTCGATCTGACCTGGGACGAATTGTCTACTCTACTGGCGCACGTCAGGGAGACCGACTGCGTACACTGCGAGGGATCTAGCTGCCCCCACAAGCTCGGTCCGGCGTGGTCGCCGGCGGTCTTCGACGGACCCCGGGCTAAAAAGAACGTCAAGCAGGTCAACGCCCTGGTCGTCGATCTCGATCATATGACAGAGTCTGAGCTGCTCGCCTCCGCCGAGAAGATCGAGAAGTACGAGTACATCGCCCACGCCAGCCACTCTGACCGGCCCGGCGATCGCTGTCTCCGCGTCGTCATCCCTCTCGACCGCCCCGTGCCCGGGGACCAATGGCAAGTATTCTGGCCACAGGCGATGGCCTCGTTAGGAATACCTGCCGACGAAGCCACGTCCGACGCAAGCAGGATCTTCTTTCTGCCGAGCCGCCCTAAGGGCACTGCGTTCGTTGCGGAGCGGAACCAAGGCAAGACGTTCGCCGTGGGAAATTTGCCTGCGCGTATCGAGAAATCGATAACCCTACCGGGATCCCGATACGAACCAAGGCAAGGTATCGAGGTCACAGGTCTTTCCAGCACCGCCGACAACGCCGCCGCTACCCTGCTAGCCCGGCACTGGCCGGAGCGCGGGCGGCACTACGCGAGCCTTGCCCTCGCCGGCGCCCTAGCACACGCTGGCTGGCCCCAGGAGCGCGCCGAAGACTTCATCACCGCCATCGCCGCCACGGTCAACGGCGACTCTGGGGAGCCCGACAAGCGCTCTGCGCAGGTATCTAGCTCGATCGCCAAGGTCGCCGCCGGTGAGGACGTTAGCGGCTGGCCCACCCTGGCGAAGCGAATCCCCGCTGGCGCCGTCGGCGAAGCCTGCAAGTGGCTCGGGATCGACTGGATTCCCGACCCGGTCGATATCTCCCTGCCTGCCCCCGAGCTCGGCTCCGACGGCGAGCTATTCGCCCAGGCACTCGTCGACGTTCGCGCTGCCCTGCGAAACGAGAGTAAAGCAGGAGAGGTCAAGCTCCTGTTCGAGCCGGCGATCAACCTTCACACGAAGACGTATCCGCCGACGCTCTGGCTCGTCGAGGGACTCCTGACCGAAGGGGGTACGGGGCTGATCGCGGGCGAACCCAAGTCGATCAAGACGTGGATCGCTTGCGAGATCGCGCTCGGAGTCGCCACCGGAACCCCCGTCTGCGGGAAGTTTCCGACCGGCAAGCCCCGGCGCGTGGCCTACTTCTTTGCCGAGGACTTCGATCGGTCGGTCCGCAACCGTTCCCGCGCCATTATCGCCGGCCGCGATCTCTCCATCGAAGAGGGTACGGCGATGCTCCACGTCCAGCCCCGTGGGCGGTTCCTGGACTTGCTCCGCGACGAAGACCTGGCGCTGGTGATCGCGTCGCTTCGGAGAATCGAGCGGGACTCCGGCAAGGTCGAGCTCCTGATCCTCGAGCCCCTTCGCGATCTGCACTCGGGGCAGGAGGACAAGAGCGACGACATGTCCGAAGTCATGCGCCGCTTGCGTGCGATCGAGACCGTCGCGGGCTGTACGGTCCTCGGCTGCCACCACTCGGCGAAGTCGACCGGGGACACTTCGAAGCGCCGCGCCGGTCAGAAAATGCGAGGCTCCGGTGCGATCCACGGCTCCGTCGATTCCGGTATCTACCTCGGAGCACCGGCGGGGGACGGTCGCTGTCGCTTCGAGACCGACGTCACCAGCGAGATCAAGTCCGCCCGCGGTGCCGGCCGGTTCTCCGTGACGCTCACCCTCGAAGACGACCTCGCAGGGGAAGCCGTCAAAGCGACGTGGGACACCGCGCAGGGCAAGCAGGGCTCCGCGGAGGACGAAGGGGCGATCCTCGAGGCCCTGGGAGACGCTTACTCCCTCATGCCCGGCGGCAAGCGGCATATGACGCAGGCCGCCGTCAGAACCAAGGTCAAGGGACAACAGGCGCGAGTGAATATCATCCTCGCCGACCTGTTCCGCCGTGGACTTGTCGCTCAGCACCTACTCGGAAAGAAGCCCGTGGGTTGGGTGATCACCGAAGCCGGACGCCGTGAGCTCGGGCCGCTGGCGACGGGTAAATAACGGGGCGTCGGAATTTTCTCTGACGCCTCCGACGTTCTCTGACTATGAGTAATCACGTTCTGCTGGACCCGGGACCGCTCGGGGTGGCTGCCCGCTGGCAAGCCGTTCTGGAGGAGTTGGCCGACGAAGCCGACGACCTCGCAGGTGATTGGGAAGCAATCTCCCATATGGATGGCGCAGTGGAGGCAGCCAAGGCGTATCGGGTCATGGCGCTCCTTATTCGAGAAAGGATCTCTCAGTGAAGTTTCTGACTGCCGCTCTGTTTATCGTTTCCTGCGCCTACCCACGCGCAGGGGAATCCCGGCCCGGCCGTACGCCCGCGGAGCAAGTCGCTTCCGCCGTCAAGGTCACGGTAGTCTGCGCCGTGGGCGATCAAATGTTCATGGCAGGGGGGAGCGGTGTCATCGTCGAGGACTTCTCGGTGATCACCGCGAACCACGTCGTAGAGTGTCCCGGCAAGCTCGGGATCGCGATCGATGACTGGCGGGGCAACGCGTACAAGGCGGAGCTCCTGGTCGGCGACGAAGACGAAGACGTCGCGAAGCTCTACGTTCCCGAGCTTAAGGGTTCGGTGGTGCAGTATGGACCGAAACCTAGGATCGACGAGCGGGTCTGCCTTGTCGGTGCGTCGCCGTACCGCGTCCGTCGCTGCGGCTGGGTTGAATCCTGGGGACCAAAGCCAGGCGACATGAAGCACTCGGCGATCACGGAGCCCGGGAATTCCGGCGGCGCGATCTACGACTCGAGGGGGTTTCTCGTCGGCATCGTGACGCATTACCGGAGCTGCTCTAATGGGCAGCTCTGCGGTGGCGCGGCTACGAGCTTCAGGGGGCTGTTGTGAACGACTGCCTTAGCCGTTGGTGGTTCAAGTACGGCAGGGAGAACGCTCTGACCGAGAACCAGAAGCGCGGTCAAGATGCTCACGAAGAGATCGAGAAGTATCTCCAGAAGGGAAGCAAATGAGTTACATCGTATTCGGCACGCCGGAGGAGGTTATCGAGATCCTGCAGTTAAAGCTTCAACACGCCGAGACCGAGCGAGACACAGCCAGAGCCGAGAGCGAACGCCGGTTCGAGGAACTCGAAGAGCAGATCAATCGACGAGTACAGGAGGAGAAGGAGCGAGACGAAGCCCTCAGAGCCAGCGAAGCAGAGATCGCGCTCCACAGCGACTCACTCGAGCACGTTAACGAGCTTCTCTGGAAGCTACACGACGCCGAAGAACTCGGCCGTCGGGCGAAAGACTCCAAGATCCTCGCCGAGCGGTGCCGAGACAAGGCGGAGAAAGCGCTAGCCGAATCCCGAGCGGAGATCGGCAAACTTCACGAGCGAATCTCCTGGCTTCTCGAAGCAGGTCGGAAATCGTCTGGGTGGTTCCTGAACCCTGACGTGGGTGTCCCTTATTTTGAAGCGCTTAACACACAGGAGTGCGACGAACTCTCCGCCGAGCGCGACGAAGCCCGACAGGACCTCGAGGACGCTCGTGTAGCGCTACGCAACCTCACCACGGAGAGAAATGCGCATGCAGAGAAAGCGCGCCAGGCGGAGAAGGAGATCTCCGAATACCGTCAAGTAAACACAAAACTCCACAACAGCCTCTCGCGTGAGCGACTGACCGTGTCGGAACTGTTCCAACGATTCGGTCGCACTCACGAGAACCAGGAGACGATCAACGACTGGGCGCGGGAGACATTCGGCTCGGTAACACCTCTCAAGGCTTTCTGCCGCGCACGCAAGGAGTGGCGCGAGCTGGAAGACCTGATGACGGAGAACATGTCCAGCAAAGCCGTCGAGGAGTCCGCCGACGTGGTCATCACTCTATACCGCATGGCTTCGTGTTTCGGCCTCGATCTTCACGAAGCCGTCGATCGCAAGATGGCGATCAACCGCTCGCGTGAGTGGGTTCTGAACAGCGACGGCACCGGGCAGCACAAGGAGGGATCCTGATGAAAATCCCCAGTCCCGAGGATCGTCAGGAACTCTCCGAGCTAATGGACGACTGCCCCGACGCGCAGGCGTGGCAGACCAGCTACAAGTTTCTCCGTGGTCTGCTCGAGCTGGCTGACAGAGGGGAGAAGGCGACCGCTCTGATCGTTCGCTACGGCAAGTGTCGCGGTCACTCTGAACTCTGCATTAACTGCGGCGCCGATGACAACTGCGAGTTCTGTGGCATCGAGAACGAGATCGAAGATCTAGCCGCGGAGATTCATAACGAGACTGTCGCGAGGGCGCACCCCGCGTACAAGCCGACTCCGACCCGGGGAGCCTAGGTGCCTAGAGTCTGGACCCGCGGCAAAGCCGTCGTCGACGGCGTCATTCAGTACCTAAGCCCCAGCCAGATCGCCAGCGCCGACGCCGAGTCCTACGGGGGCTGTCCGCGTCGCTGGTGGTTCAATAAGGTTGCCGGAAAGAAGGAGCCAACCTCCAAGGCGCAGGCGCGGGGCACCGAGCTCCACGAGCAGATCGAGAACTACCTGCGCACGGGACAGAAGGCGCTAGACCGGACGATCCTAGCCGGCAAGCACTACATCCCCGACCCTGACTCGAGCCTGCTAATCGAGCACTCCATAGACGACGGGATCCTGACCGCCGCGGGGATTCCGGTGGTCGGATTTATCGACTTGGTGATCCCGAGGCTGCCCAAGTCCGTCGAGATCCGCGACTGGAAGTTCACCGGCAACCTTGATTACGCCACGCCGTCGAACAAGCTCCCAGACATGATCCCAATGGTCGCCTATGGGGAATGGGCCGCCCGGCGCTACGAAGTCCTCGAGATCCGCCTGACGCACGTCTATTTCTCGACGAAGGTTCGCAAGTCAGAAAAGAAATCGATCGCCGTCACCAGGTCAGATATTTCTCGGCGCTGGAATAGAGCCGAGGGCGTAGCGCGTTCCATGATTGACTGGGCCCGCGAGTCAGAATGTTCTCAGGTCCCGGCGAACACGAAATCCTGCAAGGCATACGGCGGCTGTCCTCACGCCACGTATTGCCCGACATCCCGAGACCAGACCCTGGTCGACATTTTCGGCGCCGCCGGCGCAGCACACCTAACAGGAGAGAAACCCATGAGCTTGCTACAGATTCCCGGCCTCGCCGCCATCAAAGACCAGCTGAAGGCCGCGGAGGCCGCCGCCGCCAACATCCCTGACGGGCCGACCGTCGGCGAGATCATCATCGCCGTGGACAAGATCGTGCGCTCCGGGCACGGCATCCCTAATCTCACCGGTGAGGCCGCCGCTCGCTGGCGTGACGCTCCCCCTCCGTCGGGGACCCTGGCTCAGGCGACGCTGTCGAAGGCCGTCGAGATCGTGCAGCTCGCCCAGGAGCTCAACGTTCCCGACCCGGTGGAGAACGACGTCCCTGCCATTCTGCCCCCGGACGCCCCGAAGTCGAAACCGGAGCTCGCCGCCGAGCCCGTCGAGGGGTTTTCGCCCGCTCCGGTGGACGTCCTGATCTATGAGCCTCCGATTCCGGCGACCAAGTCTTTCATCCCGACGCCGACCTCCGAGGAAGTTGAAGCCTATCCCAGGACTGACCCGGTCGAGGGTCACTCGACGCCGGAAGCCGTGGCGGAAGCGTGCGCCGCCGTCGAGAGCCCCGTCGCCGCCGCCCTGGATCTGCTCAAGGGGAGCAAGTGCGGCAAGAAGGAGCGACAGAACGCCGCCGAAGTCCTCGAGGAAGCGATCGTCGCTCTATCCACGAACGAAGGCGCCGGCGCCCCGGTCGGGGGAATCCCTAAGAGCGAAGTGAAAAAGGCCGTCGACGACGCCTACGCCGCCGGTCGCCGGAAAGCCCTGGAAGAGATCACAACCGCCTACGAGGAAGATCAGCGAATCCGCGTCTACGTGGACTGCTACCCGGAGGTCCCGGCGAAGTCCCTCGATCGCTGGGCCGACGATCTCGCCGCCAAGCTCGCCGAGAACTGCGGCGCGGCGGATATCCGCTGCGCGCCGGAGAAATCCCCGCTCGCGTTTGGCAAGTGGAAAGGCGCCCTCGCCGCCCTGGTCCGTGAGTCCGAGCTCGAGCCCGGCGTTTACGTCATCGACTCGCGCACGGAGTTCGCCGCCGTGGTCGCCGAAGCGATCCGCCCGCGCTGCGCCCCCGGCGGGTACGTTAGAGGGATGCGATGACCGACCGAGAACTAATCGCCGCCATGACGACAGAACTCGTGTCGAGTGGCTACGCGAGAAACCGCATGATGTCCGAGAGGCCAACTGACGCGCAGATCGCATCAAAGGCGCTGACTCTGGCGCTCGGGATCCTGGAAGCGGTCGACGCTCGAGCTTACGAGCGACCAGAGCCGACCAGCACCGGATCAAGGCATCTGTCAGACGACGAGTGGCTAGCCAAGATCAGGAAGACCCGACAGGAGATCTGGGGCGACGAGCCGACCGCTCAGCCCGGAGCGAGGCCGCTGTGATGGTCAAAGTCAGACTCAAGAGGATCTCTCGTGGTAAGGGGCACCGAGGCAGGCCGCCGTCATCGACCGGCATCGACGGCGACGGGTTCACCGGTTACGCATACCTCCCGAAGGTCGGCAAGGGCTTCCACGTCTACGAAGGAGAAGCAGGGAGTTTCGCCGCCCCAGGGGTAGCTCTCAGCACGTCTCGAGTCGTCGCGATCGGTGAACACTCCGACGAGATCCTATTTCGCACTCAAAGTGGCTCCAAATATCGGATGGAGATCCTCGAGAGCGTTCAGGAACTCGATCCCGTCCAGACATCGCTGGATCGTCGTGGCTAACGGTCTTGTACAACGCTCGCGATCAATGGTGCAAGCCGCCAGTTCTCCCCAGCAAAGACCTAAAGCGGATCCTGGCACTCCCGCGCCGGCCGAAGCCTGACAATCTCACCGGCGAGGCTCTCATCGAATTGATCACCGAGCGCTACGCCATCGACAACCCGTCGTGCCAGTGCGCCGAGATCAGCCCCGGACGGCCGTGTATCGAACGCCTACGACTTACCCAGGCATGGGCGCTCTATGAGATAGGGCTACGTCAGGGACTTCTCGGATTCGTAAACGTCGGCGATGGTAAGACTCTGCTCGGGGTCCTGTCGCCTTTGGCTATGCGGGACTGCAAGACGGCTCTGCTTCTCGTTCCCGCGAAGCTTCGGGACCAGCTCGTAAGTGAGTATCTGCTGATCCGCGAACACTTCCGGGTCCCCGCCCTAGTTGTCCACGGGATCGATTGGGTGGCGCGAATTCCTGACGTCCCCGTGCTCCACGTCATGAGTTACGAGTCGCTGTCGATGGCAGCCGCCACGACATTCATGGATCGATTGGGGCCGGACACGCTGATCGCCGACGAGTGCGACTCCATTCGCAACGCTACTGCCGTTCGCACCCGGCGGGTCACTCGATACTTCGCTGACCGACCTGAGACCCGCTTCTGTGGGTGGTCCGGTTCGGTGACCGATAGCTCGATCCGGGACTATTATCACCTTGCGGCGATGGCTCTGAAGCTCGGGTCCCCACTCCCTCTTGATCCCGAGGTCGTCGAGGACTGGGCGAAGGCTATCGACCCGGCCGAATTCCTGGCGCCTCCTGGAGCTCTCAAAGCCCTGATGGAGCCTGGGGAGACGATTCACCGCGCCTTCCATCGGCGACTTGTGGAGACCCCGGGAGTCATCACCTCGACAAAGGAGGAAGTCACGGTCTCCCACGTCATCGAGGAGCGCCCTGCGCCGGCGATCCCCGCCGTGGTCTCCGAAGCGCTCAAGCAACTCCGAGACGAGAACATCCGCCCCGATGGGGAGGAGTTGCTTGACTCGCTAAGATACTTCGAGTGCGCGTCACAGATTGCCTGTGGCTTCTACTACCGCTGGATTTTCCGTAACGGTGAGACGGTGCCACAGATCGAAGAGTGGCTGGCGGCTCGGAAGGCATGGCGGCGGGAAATCCGGGATATGCTCCACCGCCCCCGACCTCACTTTGACTCACCACACCTGGTCGCAAAAGCCGCCGCTCGAGCTCACGCTAACCCTAACGGCGGAAAGAAAGATTTCTGGCACGCAAAGACGGACGGATCTGACGAGTCTCTCCCTCACTGGCGATCGCAACACTACGAACGCTGGATCAAGGCCAAGCCTCTCGTAAACAAGGGACGGAACCCCGATACCGAGGAAGTTCGACTGCACCCGTTCATTGCAGAGGACGCGGCGAAATGGGCGTCTGACAACATTGGGATCGTCTGGTACCAGGAAAGGGCCTTCGGGTTCTGGGTCGCCGAGATCGGCGGTTTCCCGCTTCACACCGGCGGAAAGGACGCCGGGAAGATCATCGACCGCGAGATCGGCGACCGATCGATTGTCGCCAGCATCAATTCCCACGGTCGCGGGAGGAACGGCCTCCAGTACAAGTTCCACCGCCAGCTAGTCGGGCACCCTCCTGGCACTGCCACCGCGTGGGAGCAGCTAGGCGGAAGGCTCCATAGGCCCGGTCAGAAAAGGGGTGTTCTGACGTGGTACTATGCCCACACCCCGGAGCTGGCAAAGCAGATAGATAAAGCGCTGTTACGGGCTTCCTACGTCCAGGCGACGATCGGAGCCGAACAGAAATTGATTGCAGGAATATTGGAGTTTTCTCCGGCGTTCTAATTTCTGACCGACCGAGGGGTCCGGGGACTTGGTCAACCCCCGACCTGCGCAGGCACGATCCTGCGGGCCCCTCGGTACTTCAACCCACGACAGAAGGAAAGAGCAACGTAGAAATGTCATCTATCGCAGACATCATGAACAAGATCGCCGACGCCGGCACCATGTCGGAGTTCGCTCCAGCGCTCGCCGCTGGTACGCACGTGATCGCCCTCCGCGGACCGGTTCGCGTGGCCGAGACTCGGGAGTTCGGTCGAAAGATCGAAGCCGAGTTCTCGATCCTCGAGTCCACCACTCTGAGCGAGACCGAGCGTCGAGGCGACGTCTGGTTCATCGACAAGCAGGGCCTCGAGGGACAGTACGCCCAGAAACGCTTCAACAGCTTCGCCGCTGCCTTCGCCGAAGGTCTCGGGGCCGAACTCGACGCCGTTCGCACCGCCCTGGCGACCGATGCGGCACGAGGGCTCCTGGCTCGTGTCGAGAGCCGAGAGAAGCTTACCAAGGCGAAAAAGACCGTCGTGAACAACGTCTACTCGGCGTACCCAATGTCGACCGACGCCGTCACCAATGCCCGCGAGTGGCTCGACGGTCACGCTCCGGCGGTCGCCGCCGAGACGCCCGCCCCTGCCCAGGCACCTGCCGTCTCTCCGACCCCAGCGCCGGGCCCGGCGTCGACCAACAGCATCCTCAGTCGCTTCGGCATCAGTAAGTAAACGTCGGCTAACGCCGACCGCGCGGGCAGGAGACACGCTCCGATGAGTATCTCGGAGATCGGCCGTTCGACTCGGCCGCCGCGCACCCCGGAAATCTCGGTTCGAATCCGAGTCGACGACAAGCTCTCGGACCTAAGGGAGAGTCTCGCGGACCTAAGGGCGAGATCGTCGGTCGTCTAACGGCAGGACGCCGGACCTTTTCAAACGGAGACACAGTGAACGACGCCGAGAAACGGATCGCTTTCCCGCACGCCTTCGAGGAAGGTGCTTGCTCGCAGTGCGGGCTCTGCGACCTGGCGGAGATGCCCTGCGGCTGCGATGTCTGCTGGCGATGCCTCGAGGACGCTCCGCGGTCGTGCCCGGTGTGCTCCGTCGCCATTGTCGTCGACCTGGATTATGGGGTCGTTGATCTACTCGATGATGACGCGGCCGACGATGGCGACTGTCTCGATCGCCGCGTCTGGGACGTCGACCCTAGCAACGGAGATATCTGAATGAGCAAGATCTTGAAAGCCCTGGCGAACCTGACTCGGGCGTCCTATCTCGATGGGGCTCCGACCGAGGATCAGCGCTGCAACTGGAGACAGCTCGCGGCCGACGCCCTTGGAGAGCGAGACCGGCTCGCGGCCCGAGTCGCCGAACTCGAGGCCGCCACCGTGAAGCGCTGCGAGACCTGCAAGGTGGAGATCAACTTCGACGCTCGATGGTGCCCGCCCTGCTACGGGAAGCACCTCGACGATCTCGCTGGAGATCTAGAGTCATGAGCGGCCCTGTCATCGGCTTCATCTCCCCGGCGTGTGGCGGCTGTGGTCGACCGCCTGATAACCAGTGCGCCAAGTGCCTGAGCTACGTGAAGGCTGCGGAGCGCGACCGCCTCCGGGGTGACGCGATCCAAGTCGCGGTCGCCGCTCTTCTCGACATCGAGCTGTCCGCCGACGGCCCTGATGGCAGGAAGGCCGCTGAAGCTCTCGTGATGATCAAGAGAACTCTGGCCGGCAAGAGCGATGACGGTCCCCAGCCTGGGTGGTTCGATCGTGTGTCCGAGGACGTCGAAGAGAAGACGAAAGACCGCCCCGCCTGGCGTCGTTCGGCGAGAGTCAACGCTGATCTCGAGCGCCTCAAGGGCGACGAAGACGATGGCTGACCCCGAGCTCCTCGCCGCGATCCAGGGCCTGACAGAAGCAGTCAGTAGACTGAATCGCGTTATCAGCGACCGTGAACCACCATGGAACGAGTCCTCGGACCATACTTTGAAGCCGGACGAGACCGATACCGAGTCATCGAAATTACAGGAGATGGCTCGAAAGTCTCTCGAGCGTTTCGCAGCGAAGCGGAAGCCGAGCGCTACGTAGAGATCCTCCGAGCCGGGATCGCGCAGCTCGATCGCACCACCGACTCCCTCACCAAGCGCTACATCCGCGAGCTCCGGGAACGTGGGCTCAAAGAGCGTTCCATCGAGCGCACGGAGTGGGCCCTGGCGAGATTCTTTCCCAAGCCCCTACCACTGGCCGCCCTGTCACCGGCGCGCTGTCAGGCGCTCTATGACGACCTGAGGACGCGGCCGAGCAAGACGACCGGCGAGCCCCTGGCCCCCGACAGCCACCGCGCCGCGCTCAAGGAGACGAAGACGTTTCTCCAATGGTGCGTCGACGGCGGTCACCTCAAGGAGCACCCGGCGACGAAGGTTAAGGGGGTCGGCAAGCTCCGCCCCCGGGGCAAGAGCCTGGGCAAGTCGGGGTACAAGATGCGGATCAAGGATGCCCGGAAGTGGTACGGCGCCGCGCTCGAGATGTCCGAATCCAATGACTACGGCGCCGTCGCCGGGATCGTCGCCGTGCTCCTGGGACTCCGAGCGTCCGAGATCGTCGGTCTGGTCTGCGGGAACCTCGACGAAGACGAGCGACCCGGCGACGTCATCCACGTCGAGGATCGAAAGAACGAGAAGGATTTGACCCTAGAGGTCCCCGAGCTCCTGTCGGACATGCTCTTGAAGCTGGTCGACGGTCGCGAGCCCGGGGATCCGATTTTCCGTGGTCGGAAGGATCGCCCCCACACCCGGCAATGGGTCCGCGACCAAGTGCATCGGGTCTGCAAGAAAGCAGAGATCCCGAACGCCACGGCTCACTCCATGCGTGGTCTGATCGCGACCTTGCTGTCGAAGCGAGGGATCGCGGCTCAGCTGATCGCCGACCAGCTCGGTAATGACCCCGAGGTCATGCGTCGACACTACGCCGAGCCCGGCGCGGAGGAAGCTGGCGAAGTCGTCGAGGGTCTGAAACTGCTACAGGGAGGAAAGACGGGATGAAATTAACAGTCAAAGTAACGATGCTCGCTTGGCCTGGGTGCTCAAGCGTCTCATTGAGCGGTCGAGAGATGACCGTGACATTCACAGAGGCTACACCTGCGGATTTCCGAGAGGACCTGCTTCGGCGAATGAAGATCGAGTTCTCTAAACACAAAGCCGACCAGGAGATAGGGTGCGTTGTTCATGCGTGGCTGAACGGGGAGATCGATCGGCGACTCGAAGACGGATCACTATACGAGACCGTCGACGGCTGGGTCTGGGACGAACAGCGATGCTTCGTCTGCGAGACCGAGGATGACGTTTTAGAGTGTCCCTGTGGCGAGCGACTATGCTCAGAGTGCGCCCAGACCTACAACGGTTGTCCGGGTTGCGGCGAAGGCTAACTTAGGGGGTCGAGCGTTTACCCACCCCTTTACCCAACCCTCTTTAAACGCTCGACCAATCCCAAAAACCCTAATGATATTGTCGGGGCGACTGGATTTGAACCAGCGACTCCTTGACCCCCAGTAAGGGCATTATCAATGATACCAAGCACCTGCACGGGAGAATATTTCCCACCGTGGCGAAGTGCAAGGGATCGTTCCGAGAATATGGGAAACGCTAGTCGATCGCGTCATGAACCACGAACGTGGAGACGCCGTCGGCCGGCGATGTCTCGATGCTGCCGCCGCCCCAATCGAGCTCGAGCTCGAAGTACCAGATCCCCGCTTCGTCAATGTCCCCCGTCTCGGGGTCGTACTCGACCTCACCGGCCGGTCCATCGGTGACTTCCCCGTCCCAATTCACCACGGTGCCGGACGGTTTGCGCACACGGAAAGTCACCGTCGCATTGGTGAGATCGACCGGGGATCCGTCGCTGGTCACCTCGACAGCGATGGGCGGTGTGGTGTCGCCGACTTTCATTCTCTGAGCCTCACTCGCGAGTGCCGCGATCGTTGTTTGTTTAGGGTTCGCCGGACCTTCCTAAGGAACGCCACTTGCCTGAGATCCTCTGGTCGAGCCGAAGGTGATCCCACGGTCAGGGAGCCGCTCGCCGATCCGATGACTGCCGCCTCCGCGGTCAGCGTCCGGTGAGCCGACAGCAACCCCGACGCCGTCGAGTTAGTCGCCGCCGATCCCAGGAGCCCTCGGACGACCACGACAGCCCCAGAGACGCTGGCGGAGCTTGAGCTCGTGCCGGACAGCCTCACGCTGGACGTGGTCTCCAGCGAGCCTGAGGACGCCGATGACGCCGCCACGGTGCCGCTCAAGCCGCGGGCGACCCTAACGATGCCTGACGTGGCGCTCGACGCCTGGGAGTCGCCGGCGAGAGACTGGAGACCCCCAACGCTGAGATCCCCGCTGGCCGCGCCTGAGACGCTCGCCAACCCGGACAGACCCCGGATGACGGCGATGGCACCGGACGCTGCCGAGGAGCTCGCCACGGCACCCGTGAGACCCGCCGAGCCGGAGACAGACAGCTCGCCCCCGGCGTCGCTAGCCGCGGACAGGGAGCCGCTCAGACCCCGGGTCGCCGCGACGGAGCCGGAACTCGAAGCGGAAGCCACCGAGGAGCCGGGTAGTCCCCGGACGGGGGACAGCGAACCGGCCGCCGACGATCCGGCACTTGCGGCTCCGTCGAGGGCGACGGCTGCCGACGCGATCGACAGATCACCCGAGGCGCTTGCGGTCGCGGTCGCCGACGCGTCGAGCCCTCGAGTCGCCAGGAGCGCTCCCGCGGCGATTGCGGCGACGGCGGCGAGACCGAGCAGGCCTCGAGAGGTGGACAGGGAGCCGGCGGTGGACGAAGACGCGGCGGCGGCGCCGGCGAGCGAGACGGCGCTACCGGTCGAGTATTCGACATTCCATTCGACGGCGCCGACGTCAACGGTAGCCCTCGCCGTAGGGCTGCCTCCTGACTTGGTCCCATGCACCAGACACTCGACGGAGCTGCCGTCAGAGCCCGAGATCTGAGATGCGTCCCAGGGAAGGGAGATCACCTGGCCTGATTCGGATGTAACGTTGACGTCGCTGCTTGCGGCGACTAGCAACCCGCCCTCCCATAGCTCGAGACGGGCGGTTGGAGTGCCGCTCTGCCCCGAGGTCTTGCGCACGAGCGCGCGGAATTCCTGGGACGACGCCGGCGCTCCGGTCGGAGTCGCGAACGAGACGCGGACTTCGGTATCGGTGTTATTGCCTGACTGCGTTAGCCAGGAGCCGTCGGGGGAGTCGGGATCGTCGTCGATGTCGCCGACCGCACCGGACAGCTGCGACGACGCCAGGATTGCGTCAGGAGCCTGACGCTCAGCAGCCATAGGCTAGTCAAGGGAGACGGTAAGGTCGCCAACGGCGAATTCAGCGGTGTCATCGGCGGCGATAGCCTTGCTCGCCCCCAGCGCGGCGTGTGCCAGCATGTTGCCATCGGTCGCGGCGTCGAAGATGGCGAAGTGAGAAACGGTGCCCCAGCTGCCGGTCGCGGTGTCGAAGGTGACCGCGGAGCTATTCGCGATCTCACCGCCGGAGGATGCGCCGAACGTCGCAGCGACTCGGGCGTAAGCGTTGCCTGAGACCTCGGTTCCGCCGCCGGCGTCGTTGGGCGCGGCGGTGAAGAGGGCGGCATAGACGGTCGTCGGCGACGTCAGAGCGGTGTTGCGAAACACGTGGTCGAGAACCGCGTCTTCGAGGTAGTCAGAAAAGCTCATAGGGCGATCTCCCCGGCGTCAGAAGTTTGGCTGACGGTAACACGGGCTCCTGACGTGGTACACTCAGAGTGTGATTTCCACAACTTAGCCCGGTTGGAATTATCTCTGACGCCCTGACGTTCAAATGATTATGAAACCGAAGCCGAGTGTTGGTCGGATCGTTCACTACTTGATCCACTCCGAGGGCGCTATCGAGCCCAGGGCTGCGATCATCACGAAGGTGAATGACGAGGGCGATAGTGTTCACCTGCAGGTGTTCAATTACAACCATATGTACCCTCGGCTGTTCGTCGTTGAGGGCACCGGCGCGGGCGAGTGGTCGTGGCCGGAGCGCGTCTGATGTACCCAGCAGTCAGCAACGGCTTCATCCTCGGAGGTCTGCCTCCTGCGCTTCTCCCCTTCCCCCGCAACGGGGTCAGGGGCTGGGAGCTTGTCGAGTTCGAGCGCCTCGAGGAAGTCGTCGACGGTCGCGTCCATATCTTCGGCGCCTACGTCTACGAATGGCAGAGCGAGGTCACGGGAGAGACGAAGCAGATCGGCCTGACGCGGTCGCTCGGGAGTTACGCGCTATGACCTGTGGTCAATGGCCCAAGGGGACTATGTCTTTCGAGGAGTTCTCCGGGCCGTCGCGTTCCCGCTTCGGTCCGTCGATGCCGACCTTCACCGGCCAGCTCTGGTACCCACTCGATCTCCGACCCGAGGACTTCGAGATCGAAGACATCGCGCACCACCTGGCCTTCGGCTGCGGGCGATACGGCGGCGCTACCCGGGTGACGTACACGGTCGCGGAGCACTCAGTGCTTGTCAGTCGACTAGTGCCCGAGGAATACGCCCTCGAAGGTCTCATGCACGACGCCAGCGAGGCAGTCGTGGGGGACATGATTAAACAGCTCAAGTCACTGAGTGTCATGCTCGGTTTTCGCACGCTGGAGAAAACCGTTTCCCGTACGATCTATGAGCGCTTTGGCGTCAAGTCCACGCCGGAATCCGCCGCCGCGGTCCACGCCGCCGATGTCGGGGTTGTCATCGACGAGTGCCTCGCGCTCCTGACGAACGGCGCAGCTTATCTCCGGTCGAAGGGTGTTACTTCCGAGCCGCTCGGGGCCGAGATCGCCGGTTACTCCCCGGAGCGCGCCGAGGTCGCATTTCTTCTCCGCTACCACGAGCTTTCACTGTGATCGACACCGAAGAAGTCTACTTCGACCTAGTGCTGTCTGAGGCGTTTGCTCGGGCTGACCTTGCGGTGCAGCGGTGGGGTTTGCACTCATCCTGCGAGTTCACTTGCTGCCGTTTGGCGGAGGAGGCCGGCGAGCTGATCAAGGCAGCCACAAGCGGCTCGGAGAAACGCCCTCGCTCCGAGGCCATGCACGATGAGTTGGTCGACGTGGTCGCCATGTTGATTCGGCTGTTCCGCGAGTGGCCGTCAGGTCTGCTCGGTCAGTCGATCGGTCGACGAGGGAGTCCCGTCGAATGAGTCTGACGAAAGCACAGCGACGCTATTTCGACCTCCTGAAGCAGCGGGACGAGCTGTGGAAAGAGGCCGAAGCTCAACGCCTCCGTCTGGTGGAGTCCTGCAAGCACCCCGAGGAAGCGAGAGGGCCTTACTCGTGGATGTGGGACAACGGTTATGGGCGCCAAAAGATGATGAAAGGCGCCATGTGCAGGATATGCCACGCCAAAGACCCTTACGACAGGGGGCGGTTTGACTGACCCCTCCCGCTTCGTCGCCTTCGACACGGAGACACACCTAATCCAGCCCGGTCTCGCCGCGCCGCCGCTGGTGTGCGGTTCGGTCGCTGCCTTCTCTGACGGGAAAATTAACGGCGAGTGTCTCGACAAGGAGCGGACACTATCGATGTTCCAGGGACTCATCGAGTCAGACGCGATTCTGACTGGCGCAAACATTTCCTATGATCTTCTGGTCTGCGCGAACGAGCTATCCAGGCGAGGGATCGACGCCATGCCAGCGATCTTCGCCAAGCTCGACCGCGGCGAGGTCTGGGACATTCAGCTAGGCGAGGCGCTGCACGCCATTGCTGAGGGACATCTCGGTCGGAGCCCCGACGGCGGACCGCTGATCAACCCCGACACCGGCAAGCAAACGACGCGCTACAGCCTCGCCACGTGCGTGGAGCTCGTGCTGGGGCGCACCAACGCCAAGGCGAACGACCGCTGGCGGAAGTCTTACGCGCTGCTCGAGAACATCCCTATCGAGGAGTGGCCGACCGACGCCCGGATCTACCCGATCGACGACGCGGTCAACACCCTCGAGGTCGCTCTCGCTCAGCACGGTCTGTGGCCCCGCGGCGACGGCAGCAAGTGGGAGAGCCGCAATCTCCACGACCAGAGCCGGCAGGTTTACGCGGCGTTCTGCATGACGCTGGGCGCTGCCTGGGGCTTCGCCATCGATGGCGAGGCGGTCGACGAGCTCGAGCGCGAGGTCACCGAAGAGCGCGCGAAGAATCTGGAGATGTTCATCTCTGCCGGCTTCTTCAAGCTCGGGAAAGACGGTCGTCCAGAAGTCTCGGCGAAGACCGGCGCGGAGAAGAAAAACACCGTCCTGATTAAGTCGATGCTGGCTCGCGCCTACGGCTGCTCTGGTGAGTGCTCAACGTGCTCCGGCTCCGGTCAGGTTCCCGGGCAGACGAAGTGTAAAGAGTGTGACGGTTCTGGTCGATGGACGGGCACGGGGCTCATAAATGTCTCTGATTGGTGCAAGCCCTGCCACGGGGTCGGCAAGGTCGACCACCCGAAGAACAAGAAGCACTGCCCGGGTTGCGGCGGTACGGGGATCGATCTGGACTCCGCTTCCGTTCCCCGGACGCCTACCGGCGACGTCGCCGCGGGGCGAGACCCACTATCCGAGTCCGGCAACGAGATGCTGATGGCGTTCGCTGACTTCTCCGAGAAAGACAAATTGAGGACCACTTACATCCCATTTCTGAAATCGGGGCTCGATGCATGAGTGCGACGAGTCATGTTCCCTGCCCTCCGGTGAGTGTCTCCACGTGGTGATCGAGGTCAACGGTCCGATGCAGCTCTGGCAGATCGGCGCTCACTTTGGGGTGACGAAGCAGAGGATCAAACAGATCCTTATTGCTGCGCTGCCGAAGCTAAAGCGTGAGTTCCTGAACCGAGGGCTCACGTTCGATGACTTCATTCAGGAGGGATCGAGGATCTCAGGGCAATCGACTTACCGTCGAGGTGCCGACGATCACCGCGGTTCCAACGGGAGGATGTAAGTGCTAACGCTAAACCCTAACCCGCTCCTGGCGACGGGTAGATCGTCGTCTGGCACCGTCGGCACCCTGCCACGTAAGGGCGGTGTCCGGCGCTGCTTCAAGGCTCGACCCGGTTACGACTACTGGAGCGTTGACTGGGACGGCGTGGAGCTTATTACGCACTCACAGAACTGCATCTGGATCGTCGGGTGGTCCAAGATGGCCGACGCCATGAACGCCGGAATCAAGGTCCACGACTCACTCGGGGCGCGGATCGCCGGCGTTGGTTATGACGAGATGCTCGCCCGCGAGAAGGGCAGTTTCCTCGACGACTGCCGTCAAGCCGCGAAGCCTCCAAACTTCATGTTTCCCGGCGGCGGCGGGGCGGTCACCCTGGTTCTCACCTACCGCTCCGATGGCTCGGGCTCGACGCGGTGCCCTAACGGTCCCATCGAGATCGACGACAAGGGCACGCGCGGCTACAAGGGGATTCGGTTCTGCGTGTTGGTCGACGGCGCCGAGCGCTGCGGCGAAGAGATGGTCACGGAGTGGGGTTACAGGGCTCGAGAAATCCCTCCGACCTGTCGCCGTTGCATCATCGTCGCCGAGAAGCTCCGAGGAGAGTGGAAAGCCGAGTGGCCAGAGAACGATCCTTATCTGGACTACATCTCCGGTCTGAACGGCGAGATCGTCCAACATGTCTCTGACCGAATTCGCGGCGGGGTGGAATACTGCCAGGCCGCGAACGGTTATTTCCAGGGGCTAGCTGCCGACGCTTTCAAGGATGCGACCTGTCGGATCGGCAAGGAAGCGTTCACTGACCGGAAATCACCGCTCTGGGGCTGCCGTCCGATCCTCTCGCAACATGACGAATCTATCGGAGAAGCGCCGTCAGACCGCTCGTCAGAAGCCGCTCACAGGGTGTCAGAGATCATGGTGACGACGCTACAGGAGTGGTGCCCCGACTTGGCGCCGGCGGTCAAGGCCGGCCCGGTTCTCATGACCAGGTGGGAGAAAGACGCCGCACCGGTCTACAGCTCAGAAGGAAGGTTGATCCCGTGGGTTCCAAACTGATCAGAGAGTTTCTGACGGAAGCCGCCAAATCCTGCGGCTGGTCGATTGGTACCGCCATTGGCGGGCAGGTTGACACGGCGCTCGGGAAGTGGATCAAACGCCGCGAGAAGGCGGCGAAGAAAGCTCGAAAACGATGAAGCTCCGAAGAGAAGTCGAGTCCCCCGAGTGCAAGGAGCTCGAGCGCGTGACCTTCCGGTCCCCGGCGGTCCGCGTCCTCGAGAGCCCCACGGTGTTTGTCGGACTGGTCGCCGTCGCCACCTTGATCGTGTCGTGGCTCCTATGAACGGCGCGTGTAAACCGGCGCCCTGCGGTCACCCGGGAGAGGTCGTGATCGGCTCCTACGTTCGTTGTCTATCGGGCTGCGACGGGGCGGTGCCTCAGGCCGTCAACCACGAGAAGACCGAGCCGGTCGCGCGGAAGCACGACTGGTCGCTAGGGGGGATGTTCCTCTACTGCAAAGTTTGTCGTGTCAGTGAGATGAACGCTAAGGCGGGCGTCCCCTGCCCCGGCGATCCAAGCTACCAGGCATCGAGCGATCCAGATAAGTGCAAGCACCCAGCGAGGTACTCGATCAAAGGTGTCACCCGTTGCGCTGCCTGCGACGAGCGGATCACGCTGTCTGTTGCAGACTGGAATCCTCCGGTTCGTCTTAAGAAGCCTATTCGAATTGGAATCCTTTCCAGGGTGCACGACGACGACTGGTCTCCCGCATGAAGCCGATCATTCACAGCGAGCGGGTCGTGCTCCTGAACGGCGACTCTTCTGACTTGGGGCTCCTCGGAGAAAACACCGTCGACGCCATCGTTACGGATCCACCGGCCGGGATTTCATTTATGGGCAAGGGCTGGGACGGCGACAAGGGCGGTCGCGATCAATGGGTCGCGTGGCTCGCGGAGACCCTCGCTCCGTCGTTACGCGCCCTGAAGCCCGGCGGTCACGCTCTGGTCTGGGCGATCCCTAGGACGTCGCACTGGACGGCGACGGCGCTAGAGCTCGCAGGGTTCGAGATCCGAGATCGAGTGTCTCACTTCTTCGGAACGGGTTTTCCGAAGTCAAGGAACGTCGCTCTAGATATCGACAACCTCATGGGAGCGGTGCGCGTCCCGGGCGGTGACCTCGGGAATCAAACATGCGTGTTTCTGAAGGCCGGAAAGCCCTGTGAGGGTCACGGAGACGAGCGTTCTCTATCCGGCCTCACCTACCACGCCACGCCGACCACCGCCGGATCCCCCGAAGCCCGCGAGTGGGAAGGCTGGGGAACGGCGCTCAAACCCGCTTGTGAGGATTGGTGGCTCGCACGCAAGCCCTTCAAGGGGACGATCTCGAAGAATCTTCTGACTCACGGGACCGGGGCGCTGAACATCGACGGCTGCCGGATCGGCGATGATAGCGGGCGATTCCCCGCGCACCTTACGCTCTCCCATTCCCCAGACTGCGAGGTCGCCCAGTGCGCGCCGGGCTGCCCGGTCGCAGAGCTGGACAGTCAGAGCGGTATCGCAAAGCCGGGAAAGGTTCGATCAAGCAAGCCCAGACCTTCCGGCAATAGGGGTGTGGTTGACTTCAAATCCGGCGCAACTCCTACGAGCCCTAACGATCGCGGCGACGGCGGCGGTGCCTCTCGATTCTTCTACGTCGCCAAGCCGCACCGTAAGGAGCGCGACCGGGGCTGCGAGGATCTCGAGACGAAGAGCGGCGGCGAGGCCACCGGACGAAAAGACGGCAGCAAGGGGACGAAGAATCCCCGCGCCGGCGCCGGGCGCAACGGCGGGGCTAAGAACTTTCATCCGACAGTCAAATCGCTCGATCTCATGCGCTGGCTGATTCGGCTCATCACGCCTCCGGGTGGCGTGGTTTTAGATCCGTTCACTGGCTCGGGCTCGACCGGCGTCGCCGCCCTCGAGGAAGGCATGAGTTTCATCGGCTGCGAGCAAAGCGCGGAGTATTGCGAGATCGCCAAGGCGCGGATTGAGCACGTGCTCAGCGAGTCAGAATCTTTTCAACAGGAGAAAGCGTCATGAACCCCGTCGATCCCTTCAACGTCTTTGACACCGTAGGTTTCTCATTTGAGACCGTGGCTACAAAACGTAAGCCCTGGGCACCTGACTCGGAGCTGAAAGACATTCTCAACAGCGCGATCGTTCGGTTTGGTCCCGGTTCGATGACGGCCGACGAGATCAGCGATCTGACTGACGATCTCTACCAGCTGTTCACCGAGCGCTGTGAAGGCGGGACGGACGCGGTGGACGATGCTTGAGATCGCCCAGCGGGTCGCCCTCGCCGCCGTCGGGCTGTGCGGACTCGCCGTCTTCCTAGGGCTAGCCGCTCACGTCTCCGTCTGGGCTCTGGATCGGGTCTTGGTGGCGTTCGGAGTTCACCAACACTTCGTCGCCTCCATGTTCGACCGCGAGCGTAAGAAGACGTTGGAGCGCCTGGAGAGACGCCGGTGATAGTAGCCCTCGATCCGTCGGTCCGGTCCTGTGGGGTGGCGACATTCGTCAGTCAGAGACTTGTCCACGTGGAGCGCGTTACTCTCCGGTCCACCGGGGACGTCGCCGAGCGCTGCCGGCAGATGGCAATGCGGGTCGCCGACTCCCTTCCGGCCGGCGTCGCCGAGCTCGTGACCGAGTGGCCCCAGATCTACCGCGGCGACCGCTCGAAGGTCCCCGCGAAGAGCCTGCCTCCAATGGCAGGCGTGGGAGTCGCCGTAGGGGCTCTCATTGGCGCCACAATCACTTCCTACTTGCCCAGGACGTGGTCGGACGGGATTCCCAAGGCGACTGAGGGGGACTGCAGGGAGAGCCCCAGGAGCCGGCGGATACGCTCTCGCCTCGAGGGCGGGGAGCTCGAGCTCTGGGCTCTGCTCAAGGAAAACGATCACGACTGCATCGACGCCATTGGGATTGGGTTGTTCCGCCTGGGTCGCCTTAAGCCGATCAGGGTTTTTGCAGGAGCGGCGGATTAATCCACTATGTCTGGCAGTTCGGCGCAGGTGTGGGGGATTTGTCCCCAGGATCCAGGAGCGGCGGATTAATCCGCTGAGCCAGGCATATAGCTGATATATCAGCGCTTTTAGGGTTTTCGCCCGATGGTATACAACGTTTTTACCGGTACTGTGGGTCACACAAACAAACTGAGGAAATAAAATGAAAATCTCCAATGAGCAGAAGCTCCTGACGTTCCAACTCACGGCCAAGATCTCCGACGCCTACAGAGAGCGCGAGGTCAACAGGGCCCAGACAAAGGGCTTCCAAGTAGCCAAAGACATCATCAACCGAACAGCGTCCACGGACTTGTCAGAGCCCCTTAAGTGGGAACTGGCTCGGATGGTCGGATCTGAAGTCGCCGACTACATCAGGAAGACACCGACCCCAGGGTCTCCGTCCTGCGTCGAGATGGTGGTAATGGGATCCTTTGGAGTTCTGAGGGACGTCGCGAAGTGGTGCTACGACATTGAAGCCGAGGAGACTCTCTCAGAGACTCTCACGAAGGCGTCCTGAACCCCGACTTCTCCTTATCTCGCTTTTCCTTATCTCGTTTCTTCTTAGCTACCCTTCGGTGGTACGCTGCTTTCCTGGCTTTTCTGGCCTTCGGGCTCTGATCCTCTGGTCGGAAATAGGGAGATCCATTCCGATTCTCTAGTTTCAGGATCTCCCCGGTCTTTTGCATCCGAGTCAGGCAGTCGCTAATGCGTTGTGTCCTGGCCCCGGTAGCTTCCTCGAGCTCGCCTTGGTTGGTTGGCTCGACAGAGATCAGACGGCGGATCGCGTCCATCAAGACAGGAACAGCCGTGTCGTCTCCGACATAGTTCTCGTTCCTCAGGGAGTAAGTAGGGTAGACGTCATCCGTCTTCCAAACCTTGTCGGCCGCGATCAGCTCGTCCAGCTTTCTCTGAACCACCTCGGCCGGTTCATCGGCCTCGCTGACGATGTCAGCCAAATACATGGACCCTGGGGCTAGTAGCTTCTCGATGTCAGGGGCCGTTTTGACCATGACGGGCCGCGGGTCGTGTCCGTTCGCTCTTACGCTGATGGCTTCCTCGACTCGAGCGAGGCCCTCGGTGTTCCGGTCCACGTCGGCGACCACGCCTCTGACGAGCTTGGCGATCTCCCCGACGGCGGCGTCGATGGCCAGGAGTTTGTTTGCGACGCTCTCGTTGACTTCTGACTGGTCGGCAGCCTGTCGGTGGATCAGGTTGCTCAGATCGGCATTGGTCGGAGTTTTAGGCTTGTATCCCATGAGGCGGGAATAAAGCAAAACCCGGTCCGGATCCCATATCAGCAATTTCAACGGTAAGTGAAATTCAAGGGTGCCCACTTTTGAGACACTGGGGCGAACGGGGGCGGTCGGGAGTCCCCAAACGCCCCTCAGCCGTCAGACAGAAAACGGCCCGCGATCGGAAAGCGTTTGCAATCCGACGGCGAGCCGTCCCCTGTCTGACCGAACCTAACCACACCCGAGCCGACCCCGCCGCGCCACAACCTGCCATGTTGGTGCCCTCGGTTTGAACGTGATCTCCCCGAGGACTGCTCGCCAAACCGCAGCTTGCCGCGCCTGGCCCAAACTCACCGAGCCTCGCCTAGCCCAACCCCGTCAGACAACACCACACCCTGTTTGGTGCCCTCGGATTGAACGTGATCTCCCCGAGGGCTGCTCACCATACCTTGCCACACCATAGCCAGCAATACCACGTCCTACCAAACCCGACCTAACCAACCGGACCACACTTGGTGCCCTCGGTTTGAACGTGATCTCCCCGAGGGCTGCTCGCCTTCCAGAACTAGCCTAGCCAAACCCCGCCCCGCAACACCGTGCCGGACCCGGCCATGCCGGACCTAGCCTGAACTGACCTTGAATTGGTGCCCTCGGTTTGAGCATGATCTCCCCGAGGGCTGCTTACCCTGTCACAACCCGCCAGAACAAGCCCGACCGATCCGCGCCTCGCCATGCCACAACAGACCTAGACCAGCCATACTTAGTGCCCTCGGTTTGAACGTGATCTCCCCGAGGGCTGCTCGCCAAGCCGTGCCTTACCGTGCCCGTCCGTACCAAGCCGCGCCCTGCCGAGCCTAACCCAAGCGCACCGAACCATGCCATGCCGGACGGAAATCTAACTCTGCTCTTGCTCGTCTCCGCTCTTGAGGCGAAGCGCCGGGATCCTCTGCCGAAGGGGCTTGATCCCGAGCTTGTGATAGTTGTCCTGGTCGTGGCTCGCGGCGAGCTCCACGCGACGGACCGACCGATCGCGCTGAAAACGCACACGGCGGACCTCATCATCCGACAACTCCTCGACCGGAGCCGATGAGATGACGTTCAGGGACTTGATCTCTCGCTTCAGAGCCGTGCGCTGGTGTCGGGCCGACTCGTCGGCGTGTTCGTTGCCGGCGATGATCCGGTAGCCGTCGTTCGGGACGGCGCGAAGGAAAAGTCCCTTCGCCTCGAAGTACTGCCGGATCCTCGAGCGCAGCCCTTTCCAGTCGTCGAAGCCGGTCGCGTCTCGGATCTCGGCGGCGGTGATCCTGTCGCCGCGCTTCTTGCTCTCGAGGAGCGGGCGTAGGCCAATGAAGGCGGCGTCGCGCTGGTAGCGAATGTCTTTCGCGTCCATCAGATCGCCTCGATGGTGGGAGCGAACCGACCGAAGCGGCCCGGGGTCGGTGCGTTCGGTCGCCAGTCGAGAAGGCCGCACCGCTTACCGGCGATGGCGAAGAGCAGCTCGAGGCGGTCGCGGGTCAGCACGTCGATGTCGGTGCTGTCGATGGCGAAGGTTCCCTCGAGAGACCACCGGTCGAACGTCGGTCGGACGCGGATGTGGGAACTCTGACCGACGCGGACCGGTCTGACGTCGAGGCGGAACCCGAGCTTGGCGGCGGCGGCGCGCTGGGCGTCGAAGTCGCCCTTGATGGCTGCGATGGCGCTCATCTTGACCGGCTTTCCATCGACCATCAACGCCACGTCCTGTTGCTCGAAGTCGATCAGGGTGGTGTAGGTCTTCAGGGTCTCTTTGCCCTGCACCTTGACCTTCTTGCCGGCGGCGATGAGCATCGCCAACATGTTCTCGAGAGGGACGATCAGGCTTTCGCCGTCGTGGTAGAGGTAGCTTTTCCACGTGTGGGCGGGGCTCCGGTCGTCGCCACGCTTGCCGCCTTTGGTCGCCGTCGCTCGCTCCTTTTCGAGAGCGTCTCGGGCATCGACGTTGTTCGCGTGCATGAGGAGAGGAGAAGTGCCTTCGAGTGTGTACTTGTACCTGACAGTATCCATATCTGATTTCCTTGTTAGAGGTTTCTATGTACTACAACGCTTCGTGCGTCAGAGACTATTCCGCTCATCGTCAGAAATTCCGTACTCAGCCCTCGCGTACTCGCTCAAAGCCGAGCGCAGTAGCCGCCGTCCGCGGAACAAGCGAGACATCACGGTCCCGATCGGGGCGCCGATCATCTCAGCAATACGCCGGTAGCTCTCGCCCTTCATGTCGGCCAGGACGATCACCGACCAGTAGCACATCGGCAGCGACAAGAGCGCGGACTGAACTTCGTCTGACAGTCCCTCGGGGACATCCGGCCCGACCGCCTCATCGAGCTCACGCCGGAGACGATCCCGCGCGATCCGCCCTCGGGACTCCGACCGCCAGTGCGTGATAAAGGAGTTCGTCAGAATCCGGTGAAGCCATGCCCTGACGTTGCGCCCGTCGAAGCGCTCCCAGGCGCCGAACGCCCGGGTGAGGGTTTCCTGTAGCACGTCCTCCGCGACGGCGCGGTTGCGGGTGAGCTGCAGGGCTCGGGCGTAGAGCTCCTGCCTGTGCTCGAGGGCCACACCGAAGCAGTCACACGCAAGGTGTGCCCTACCCTGCCCGCACCGGCACAGGGAGACGTCGCCGGGGATGGTGTCGTGCTGGTGACGCATCAGACCCTCATCGGCATGATGACGACGGTTAGGGAACCGCGGTCGGGGTGGTCGGTGTCGAGGCGCACGGGGTGGAGCTCCGACTCTGGCGTGCGAACGACGAAGCCCCGATCGACGCCGGTGGGCATGAACGCCTTGCACGCTTTCCCCGCGCGCTCTAGCTGCCAGCCCCCGATACCGACGAAGGCCGTAGGTTTCTTGACGTGCTCACGGGGCGGTGTGACCTGGCGCCAGGGAGGGAACTCGGATGTCTTCGTGAGACGGAATGTCAGACCGTCGGTACTGCCGTTGGCGTCCCTGAGTTGGAAAACGGCCGCCATACCCTCGGCGATTCGAACCTCGACGCGTTGATCTCTCTCCTTCGCCTTCGGTCGGACATGAGCGATCGCCTCTTTGACCCGGTCGGATGTCAGGAAGAACCCTAGATTGCTAGGGGCGCGCTCACCAACAGGTCGCACGAGCTTGACATGCGCCAGGGCGACTCCGTCCGTGGCGATCAGGTGGCACTCGCCGTCGGCGAACTCGATGCGAACGCCGTTCATGTGCTCTCGGGTCTCATCCTTGGACATGAAGGGTTGAACGGCTCTCAAGGCCGAATACAGGATCTCTCGGGTGGTGACGAACATGTCAGAAACTTCTCCGGTGTCAGGTGAACTTGGTACGCGGTGTTTCAAGCAACGTACGACACCCCTAACGCCGATTGCAAGGGTTTTCTGACGGTTTTATCCGATTCGGAAGAAAATCGGTCCCGGGGTCGTTTTCTGACGGATTCCACTTGCGCTCCCTGAATTGGTGGGTATACTGAGAAACATGGAAATCAAGAACACCAACCGAGCCGCCGCCGCCCGCCAGGTTCTTCGTGCCCTCCACGCCAATCTCGAGCCCCGCGTCTCCGATGACACCCTCATTCCGGCGATGATCAAGGCTGGACTGGTTCGCTGGGGAGCTCGAACCCTCGAGCCCACCGACCTTGGGAGCTCCATCATCAAGGGCTGAGATTTTTCTGACGTTTCCCCTTGCGCTCCCTAAAAAGATGGGTATACTGAGAATTATGGACAGCAAGACGAACACCGAAGCCCGCTACCTCACCCTCCGCCGCTCCGAGCGAGCCGCCCGCGCCGCCGGAATGCTCGACACCGCCCAGGCGTACAAGGATCGTGCGGACCTGATACTCGCCGCCGCTCGGCGGAGCTAAATCATGAAACGCCAAGACGAGACCGACGATGACTTCTGGGCCGCTGCTATCCTAGAGTGGAGCCCTGGGACGTCCGACGACAAGACCCGTAACCTGAGGAGGAAGAAATGAACAAGATAACCGAGATTACTTACAAGGGCGCCCCCCGTCGGATTCTCGTGGTGGTTGAGTGGAAGCGTCGCGACCGTCGTAAAATCCTGGCTTATGACCTCGACAAGCAGGCTGTGCGTGTGTTCCGTGAGGACCGCGTCGAGAGCCGTCGTGAGCTCCTGTCCGACGTAGATATAAACCCTGTCGAGGTCGCGAGGGCCATCGCCTTGTGTGTCCGTGGAGAACTCCCGAAGGGCGACTCGTGGGCCGTCTCGCGCGAGCTATCAGGGTTCGTCGAACCGGGGGCGCGCGCCGTCACCAACTGGAGCGGCGGAGAATCCTCCGACCACCGCGGAGGTCGGGGGCGCCCTCGCCCGGTTGGACCTTGGGTCAAACGAGAGCTGATCAAAATCGAGAGCGATCCTCACTGGAGTCAATCACACGCACTAACCGCGAGGCGACAGTGCTTGCTTGAGACGCTATCTCGAGTCGAGGGCACGCCGCTGAGCGAGGCCCAGGACGACGACCTCTAGCCCCAGGCTTCGCTCCTAAGCGCGTGCGGCACTCGCGCCCGGTCCTCGGAAGGGGTCGGGCGCGCTTGCGTTAGGGAGCCGCTCAGGGCGCCGGGCGGCGTTCTACATTCCAGAATCTAAAATGCGCATAGGCGAGCGACCTGAGTCCAGCCCCCGTGATCAACCAACCGACGGGTTTGACGCCCCTCATCTTCCGGGCGATCAGCCCGCGCCGGGAGAGGTCGTGCAAGGCAGCATCCAACGTCACCTGCTTTCCTTTGACCTTGGTCCTAATGGCGGCCTGCGTCATATGTCGCTTGTCATCTGGTTGTAGCCGGCGAGTATCGTCGAGGGTCTCAAGGATCGCCATGTCGATGTCGGAGAGCATGATCTTCAAACGGACTGAGGTCAGAGAAAATTCCGGAGGGACCGGTCGCATGAAAATTAACCTGTGGTAAAAACTCACCCGATCGTGGTCTCGATCGTCTTCGACCGTCTCCATACCACCCACCCTATAGGGGTGGGGGTGAGAGTATGAAGACAGACCTTCGTTCTGGGTCCTAAGAGTCTTAAGAGAACGAAGACAGTTAAATAAGCGTAATCTAAGGCGAATCCTTATAATCTGTCCCAGTATGAAGAGGCACGTATGACGGGGTATTTGACGAGTGTTTTCAATTATAGGTCAGTCTTAAGACAAGTGAATGATTCTCGGTGCTTAGATGTCTGCTTTTTTTGCAGGAAAAACACGCCTTTCCTATAGTTTCCAATGGTTGGACGATTATTAAGACTCTTAAGACTAATCGTGACTTCGATCACACTTCGGTTGATTTTTTCGGTTCGTCGTCAGAAACCTCCTTCGAGTAATACGTTTAGACGTTGTCTGTCGTACGCCCGTTGTCCGGTTCGGGCAACAGTCATTTAGTAAATGACGCGGCCTCGGAGATGCCACCCGATCTTTTCTGACGATTTCCCTTGCGCCCCGTGAATTAGCGGGTATACTGAGAAACATGATGAACACGCCGAACAGCAAAACGAACCGAACCCTCTGCGACGTCTGCCCCCGCATCGCCCACACGGTCGAGTACACCGACGACGGCGAAGACTTCCACGCCTGCATGGACCACATCGATAAGATCGCCATCTGGATCGCCGACTACCTCGGAGAGTCCCTGGCGGACACCCGAGCGGCCCTGAACTACGAGTAGCACCACCGCCGCCCGGTCCCTTGAACAGGGATCGGGCGATCGTTTTAAACACCGTCCAGACGTATTACGAACGATCATTCGAGAATGCGGCGATTTACTGAATGATCGTTCGGTGTTAGACTCTGTCTAATAGTGAAAAATGAGAGTGAAAACGCGCACCTGGATAGCCTAGGGCGCAAGCGTCACGCGGGACAGTTCGGCAAAGGGCAGTCGGGAAACCCCCGCGGACGCCCTCGCTCCACGACCTCGCTGGCCGAGACGATTCGTAAATACACGGATCAGCACGCACTCGTGATGGAGATGAACCGGCTCGTGTTCGAGAGCCACTCCGAGCAGATCAGAGTTGCCGCCGCCACGTGGCTCGCCGAGCGCGGCTTCAAGAAGCCAGCACAGGTCATCGAAGTCGCCCAGGTCGACGCCGAGTTCGACGGACTGTCCCTCGAGGAGCTCGAAGCCGAAGAGGCTCGCACCCGCGCCGAGCTCTCCGGGGAGATCATCGACGTCGAGGTGATCGAAGAGCCAAAGGCGCTGCCCGCGCCGGCGCCACGAACCCTCACGCTCGCCGACCTCGAGGCCGCCGAGAAGCAGCGCAACCGAGACATCGCCTTCGCCAAAAAGAAGGCGAAGCGGAAGCCTTGAGGGGTTGTCGATAACGGTTGGTTCCAGCATACTCGATCCATGCGCAATTCAATCCCCACCTCTCGCACGCTTAGCTTTAGCGTCTCTGACGCCCCGATTTCGACAGGGCTTCGCGTCGGGATTTACCACCGCGTGTCGACCCTCGACCAGGATCCTGAGCTCGCACGAAATGAGCTCGAGGGATGGGCAGAGCGACAGGGCGGCTCCGTAGCGCTCGACGTGACTGAGACCGCTAGTGGCGCCTGGAACGGACGGCCGGGGCTACAGCGCGTCCTCGAGGCCGCCAGGAAGGGTGAAATCGACGCTGTGGCGGTATGGAAGCTCGATCGCTTCGGCCGGAGCTCGCTCGACGTCCTGGCGAACATCGAGTCTCTCGCCAGCGCCGGCGTTCGCTTCGTCGCTGTCACTCAAGGGCTCGACGTCAAGCCCGGTGGCGATGCCATGTCGAGGCTTCTCCTGGGCGTGCTAGCGGCTGTGGCGGAGTTTGAGCGCGATCTGATCAGGGAGCGCACCATGTTGGGCCTCGAGCGCGCAAGGGCCAAAGGAAAGACGCTAGGGAGGCCTAAGGGCAAGGGGCCAAGCGCCGATGACGTGCGCGACATGCGTCAGCAGGGATGTAGCTGGAAGACCATCGCCGACGAGCTTGGCTGCACAGTGTCCATGGCGAGGCGACGAGCGAAGGAAGCAAGGCCATAGTGGGCTGCACACACGCGCTGCTAGTGAGAAAGGTCGGCTCGTGCCCGATCTGCCCCTCCCCCCCGATCGCGGCGGCGGACCCGGGGGTGGGGGGTGGCGCCCCCAGGCGCGCGGTCATCGCCGACGATCGATTTGATCCGTCTATGAAATCCGTGTCACAAGTTAGATCAGATCCAGAACCAGAGAAAAGCGTCATACACGAGCCGTCAGAGCAGTGTCCGAAGTGTGGATCTAGGTTTCGCGACGATCCCCACTGCTCGGCTTGCTACGTCGAGCCGTCAGATTCACGGATCCAGCGCTACGGGACCGAGTGTCACGGCAAAATCAAAGCCGTCGTCGACCGCGACACCAAGCCCGAGAACGAGGAGTCGTCAGAGCGAGACCGGACCGCGGCAAGAGTTCTGACCAAACGCCCCGAAGACCTCGAGGCCCGACTCGAGAGAATCCAAGCGGCGAAGCGCAGGAAACTCGCCGACCGGCTCAAGAGAATCAAGTTTGCCAAGGCACAGCGACGCGGACCGGAGGCCAAGAAGAATCTCCACGAGTTCGTGCGCCAGGCATGGGAGACAATCCACCCCGGTGAGCCGCTGTCTTGGAACTGGCATCTAAAAACGATCTGCGACCATCTCCAGTTCCTCGCGTTCAAACTTCTCGACGTCAGAGACAAAGCGCTCCGGGATCCTGAGAACGAAGAGACATACGAGCTCGAAGACAAGAATCTTCTGATCAACGTCCCTCCGCGGTCCCTGAAAACCGAGATTTGCGGCGTTTTCTTCCCGGCGTGGCTCTGGCTCCACGATCCGAGCATCAAAATCCGATACCTCTCAGGTAACGGCAAGGTCAGAACTAAGGCCGCCCGCGCGAGTCGCGACCTGATCTCTTCGGAGTGGTACCAGCAAGCTTTCGATCCGGCGTGGAAGATCCGCCCGGACATCGACGCCATCGAGCTCTATCAGAACTCAGTCGGAGGCGAGCGCCACAGCGCCACCACGAACGAGAAGATCACCGGCGAGGGCTCGGACATCATCATCATCGACGACCCCCTCGACGCCAAGGAAGCCAATAGCGAGCTGATCCGAACCGGTGTCAACGATAAGTGGGACACCGCGATCGAGAACCGCGTGAACTCGAGGAAGCGCTGTCTCCGCATCGGAATCATGCAGCGACTCCACGAAGAGGACTGGGCCGGTCACGTCCTGGCGCAGAGCACGTGGAGACACGTTCGTCTGCCGACGGAGTTCGAGCCGTCGCTCGGTCAGCCCTCGAACAAGCTGGCTTGTAAGTGCGAGGACTGCCGGAACGAGTCGAGCATCCTCGGCAAGTACGATCACCGCGAGCCCGGGGAGCTCCTTCACCCTGCCCGCTTGGGAGGCAAGACGCTCACCGAGGAGAAGGCGAAAGGATCCTACTACTTCGCAGGTCAGCATCAGCAGCGACCCGCGCCGGCGGAAGGTGGGATGTTCAAGAAATCTTGGTGGCGTTACTACGACCCCGGAAAGCCGCTACCAACGTTCCGCCGGATCATAATCCCCGTCGACTGCTCCGCAAAAAAGACAGTCACAGGATCGAGGACTTCAATGCTTGTCATTGGGGAGTGCGGGCCGAACCGCTACATCCTCGACAACATCACGAAGCCGATGGACATCCTCGACATGAAGAAAACGATTCGGAAGCTTCGCGAGAAGTATCCGAAGTCGACTCTAGTCATCGAGGACAAGGCAGCCGGCTCCGACGTGATCGTGGAGCTCCGGGTCGACCTGTCGGGGATTATTGACTGGGATCCGAAGGGGGTCTCGAAGGAGTCCCGCGCGTTCTCCGTGGTGGGTATCGTCGAGGGCGGGAACGTTTTGTTGCCGATGGCCGCGCCCTGGCTCGATGACTTCATCCACGAGACCGCGATCTTCCCCAATGGCTCGCACGATGACCAGGTCGACAGCCTTTCGATGGGGCTGTCTTACTTGCGCGGTGAGCGCGCCCTGCAGCGGACTAAGCTTTAGGTCGACGCATCGATGATGCGCCGACCGCAGCCAGCGGCGGCTCCTAGTCGAGCCGCGAAAGGTCGCCGTCGAGGGATCGACCCTCGCACTCGTAATCGAGGATCCACACCTCGAGGTGTTGGACGTGATCCATACAGGCGTGGAACGCTTCACCGTCTGAGGAGTGATCGGTGCAGTGCGACGGGCGGGGGCAGATGTCGCATTTGTTGGGGGTGGCGGCGTTGTTCGTGTTGTTCATAATTCTCAGTATACCCACTAAATCCGTGCGCGCAAGCGAAAACGTCAGAAAAATGCTTAACCCACTGCAGGTCTTAGGCGGATCTTAGTACCTCCACACCTTCCAAACACAGCCAAATCTCCCCGGCGTCGTTCCAAACGTCGTGCTTACAGACCCGACCGCAGCTGTCGCAGCCGTAGACGTTGAATGCGTGGTCTGTCTCCTGAGCATCATCCCAGGCGAACAGCAGGCTCATCTTTTCACCACAGCGACACACCATCATGACTGCGCCGCATCATCGAGCGCCGACCGCAGCCACGCCGATAGGCTCTCGCCCGAGGTCTTCGCCGCCGCCTTCCATCGCTTGATCTCCGCGGCGGTGACCTTGACGGGGATCGTATGGTCGCGCACGCCGGCACCGCGCCCGCGGGGGCGCCCGGGGCTCCCGGGCTCGCGCGGGAGACACCAGCGCCCCTGAGCGTCCCTCTCGAGCTCTCCGACCGCCTCTAGTGATGTGAGGTACGCGAGGGTCTCTAGGTGGGACTCGTCCCTGAAGGCGGTGTCGGATCCATTGAGCCAGCACGCTACCGCGAATGCTGATTGAGGCCCCCAGCCCAGAAACTTGAAGATCTCCGACTTTTGTCGTTTGTTCATGCGACGTTCTCAGTATACCGGGGTTCACCGTCGAGGTCGACTCTCCCGCCCTCCGCGAGCTCCCAGACCAGCTCAAGCTCGTCGGGGTCCTCGAGGTCGAAGAGGAAGCCTTCGATCGGGATGATCATGAAGACACCTTCCAGTGAGCCGACAGAGCCCCGTCCACGACCGATTTCTTTCGTACCTTGTGACCCTTCTCGTTGAGGACCATAGGGGAAGCGAAGATGGCGGCGCCTACCCACACCGTCTGATCTGCGATGCAGTGGCTCGTGACGTCACGCAAGCGGCTATGACCGATGCGATCGAGTACCGGGCGCGGCGGCAAGTCATCTCCCCCGATCTGGTATTCACCGCTGTCGATAGCTCTCGCTACATCTGCAAGAGTGCCTGGACCTTCACCGCCATCGGCACTAACCTGAATCTCCTCTGGGTCGTTCCCGTAGCCGATTCGGATCGAGTAGTAGACTCGGGACTCGCGGCGTTTCGTCACGTAGCCTCCTAGGATGTCGTCGACCCTTTGGGGCTCGCGTCTAGGCTCGACGATGTTCATCCCGTCTTTGACGATCTCCCGACAACGCGCTAGCCGGCGCTCCCGATCGAGGTCCTCGATCTCTTGCTTCCGTCGCTCGAGTTCGGCTTTTGCGTCGCTCCATTGAAGCCCTCGAGGGTTAAGCTCGTCAACGGTGTGGGCGTCTCGGATCTCGTCTTCGGTGGCGGTTCGGAGCCACTTCAGACCAGAGGATCGGCGTTCTTCGTCAGCTTTCTGCTCGGCGATTCGACGGGTGAACGCCTCTTTTCTGGCGCGCTCCACTTCTCGAGGGTCTTCAACCCACGACCCGTGTAGACCCGACCCATAACGCATCTCTTGAAAGTTCAGGTGTACAGGATCGATGATCACGACTCGGAGAGCCTTCCCGTTCCAGTCACCGGCGTCGCGGAGATGGAGTGTTCCGAACGTGTCGTAGTCCGCGGGCGCGGTCGTGAAACGCTCGACCCAACCATTTAACTTACGCTGTTCCGCCGCGCCCGCCTCGAAGGCTGCCTCGATATGTCTGATCCCCGAGTCGTAACCATCGCGGCCGACTTCGTCGATCCACCGCTGCAACGCATCATCAACCTGGAACTGGTACCACGTCTCGCCGGCTGCGCCAGCTGCGCGAGCGGCGTCGATGACCTTGTCGAGCATTAGCGGGTCCTCCGGTTCATCTCGGTGCGATAGGTGGCGGCCTCATCCATGTAACGACCCTCGCGGACTGGGTTGTGATCGCGCATCGCGCGGGCGGCGCTGTAGCAGTCGTGAATCGCGTAACCAAGCTGATCGATCGTCATCTTGTAGGCTTTCGTCTGCCAGGTCTCAAAGTCGTGGGCGGTTGCTGCGCTGTCCATATTTCTCAGTATACCCACGCAATCCGGGACCGCAAGCGAAAACGTCAGAAATCGACCGGAGCGAACGACGTCCGAAGCCCCAAAGCCGTACGAACAAGGTCAGAAGGGGTCATCCCGTGGGCTTTGGCCGTTTCTCTGACGGATTCGAGCTCCGCACGGGATAGCCGGACCTGCAGGACCATTGTACGGGCGTCAGCCTTCCGCTTCCGGCCGGCTCCCAACCTTGCGCCACCTTTACTCATGCTCTGTATGACGCAGAGGCGCCCTGAACTATTCCCCCGATCTCTGGTACTGATCTTGCATGGCTCGAAAAACGGCGGAGGACCGTCAGAAAAACGGACGCTTCGCCAAGGGCAACCCCGGCGGGCCCGGTCGACCGCGGAAATCCACCTCTAATAAGAGAACCGACAGCGATCGCCGAGACGGATGGGTCAACGCCCTGACCGGGGTCGGGACCATCGGCTACGACAAGAGGACCGCCTCCGACTTCCGGCACTGCGCCGTCGACCGACAGGAGGCCCAGGATCTCTGGCTCGGTAACCCGCTCGCCGCCCGCATCGTCGAGACGTGGCCAAACGAGATGCTCCGCGAGGGCTTCGACGTCGTCTTCGCGGGCGATGCCGAGGACGTCAAAGAGCAACAGGAGCAGGTCGAGACCTTGCTCGATGAGATCGGAGCCTGCGAAGCGCTACATGAGGGTCTGAGTTACGAGCGCGCGTACGGTGGGGGCGCGATCCTTATTGGAGTCACCGACCACCGTGATCTGTCGGTGCCGCTTATCCCCGAGCGTGTCCGATCACTCGACTGGCTCACCACGTTCGAGCCCCACGAAATCTATCCTCAATACTGGTACAACGATCCGCGCGCCCCGAAGTTTGGCAAGCCTGAAATCTACCAGATCAACACCAGCGCCAAGGGGCCGAGCTCGAGCGGCGACAGCGCCCCCGAGCTGCTCTACGTCCACGAGTCCCGTCTGATCGCGTTCAACGGCATCAGGGTCTCGAGACACGACCACGCGCAGGGAGAGAACGGTTGGGGCGGATCGGTCCTGTCCCGCGTCTACAGGATTCTCGTCGACCACGGCATGGGCTTCGACGCCGCCGCCGTCCTCCTGAACGACTTCGCGCAAGCAGTCTACAAGATCAGTGGACTCGGCGCAGCGATGGCGGAGGACCGCGACGACGAGATCAAGGTTCGTACGAAGGCCGTCGAACTATCGCGCAGCTTCGCCCGCGCCGTCATCATCGACGCCGAAGACGAGTTCGGACGACAGCAGACCCCAATCACCGGGATGCCAGAGATGCTCGACCGGTTCTCCGCAATGCTCGCCGCCGCAGCGGACATGCCGCTAACCCTTCTCATGGGTCAGCCCCCGAGCGGAATGAACGCCACCGGCGAGAGCGACATCCGATTCTTCTATGACCGCGTCGGGGCGATGCAGAAAAAGAAGCTGACCCCGGCGGTCAAGCGGCTGGTCGAGATCGCACTGCATGCTCTGAAGCTCACGCCGGAGAAGTGGACGATCGAGCACCGCCCGCTGTGGCAGGAAAGCAATCTCGACAAGAGCGTCGCTCGCCTGAACCAGGCGAAGACCGATGAAATCTACATCGGTCAAATGGTCTACTCCCCCGAGGACTGCGCCCGGAGCCGCTTCGGCACCGATCACTATTCCTTCGAGACCTCGGTCGACTTTGCCGAGCGCGAGCGACTCGAGCAGGAGGCGAAGGAAGCTGAGGAGCTCGCCCTCCGCCAGTCGATCGAGTCGGCGAAGGCCGCCAAGGGCGCCGGCGGCGACGGTCCCCCGGACAAAGAGCCTGCCGGTGAAGAGTGAAGCGTCTACCACGTCAGCAGCTACCCGCGCGCATCGCGCAGGACTACGCGCGAGCGCTCGCAGGATACGTGCGTCGGGTCGAGATCGTCTTCGAGCCGCTATTCGTAGAGCTCCCTAGACTCCTCGAGGACAACAGAGCCGAGCGCGCCGACGCCGGCGAGGCCACCCGAATCCAAGAGCTAATCGCCCTCGCCGAGAGCGTGCTCCGGCGCTCACTCAGCAACGAGGAGATCGAGAACCTGGCGCTTCGGTTCGCGAACGCCGTGCAGATCCACCAGAAAAGTCAGCTCGCCCGGCAGATCCGCGCCGCGTTCGGAGTTGACGTCTTCATCAATGACCGCCGGCTCGCCTCGACGATGGAGGGCTTCGTTGCGGAGAACACGCAGCTAATCCGACGCATCCCGCTCGACGTCGCGGCGAAGGTTGGAGGGGTCGTCACTCGCGGAGTCACGTCAGGAAAGCTCCACCGCGACATCGCGAAAGACGTCTCGGCGGAGTACGGCTTCGGACGCAAGCGCGCGAAGCTGATCGCCCGCGACCAGGTCGGCAAGTTCTACGGGCAAACCAACGCCACCCGACAGAAGGATCTCGGCGTCAAAGAGTTCATCTGGCGCACGTCGCGAGATCGCCGCGTGCGCGGTACGCCCGGCGGCGCTTTCCCATCCGCGCGCCCGAGCCACTACCACCTAGAGGGCAAGCGCTTCTCTTACGATAACCCGCCGCACGGCGAGCTCCCCGGCGAGCCCGTACTTTGTAGGTGCTGGGCGGAGCCCGTCTTCGACACCGCGACTGACGTGCTGTCGTGAACATCTCGATCTCGAAGATGTCCGACGTCGCCGTTGGTCACAAGGTCAGGATCCGACAGCTATCGCTGGGCCCAATCTCATGGGGCGCCTGGTCGTGGACGTTCAGCGACGGCTCGACCTGGGCGGCGCTCGGTTTCGACGGCGACACCATGATCGGGTGGGCGATTCTGACGATGGAGATCGACGTGCTCCCCGTCATCGGAGCCTTCACTGACGAGCGTCACCGCGGTCAGGGTATCGGTGCGACCCTCGCCAGCGCCCTGCTCCGGTCGCTCGTGGAGTCCGGTGAGCTCTATCCAGGAGCCGCTGTTTTCGCGTCCACGGAGCGCTGGAAACGCTGGCACGAGGTCGTCGAGAGTGCTGGACTTCGCTGCCTAACCTGGGAATAACACGCCAGTTTGTGTGCTGGCACACTTTCTGCTTAACCGTAGTCGCCAAACGTGGCACGGTCATTGCAGATGGCGTTTCGTCTTGACTTTGGATCGCTCCGCCCGGCCAAACGGCTCGGGGACGGGCGCCTCCGCGTCGACGGACTGCTGACCCGCACCGGAGTCTTTCGTTACAAGAATTCTGACGGAACCGAGCGTCGTGAATACCGCCCTGCTGAAGAGGTCTTCAACAAAGATTCTCTGGCGTCATTCGAAATGGTCCCGGTCACCGATGATCACCCGCCCGTTTCCGTTGACGCGAACAACGCCAGGAAATTCGCCGTTGGTTCGGTCGGGGAGAGCGTTCGTCAAGACGGTGACTTCGTCGCCGCGGGGCTAGTCGTTTACGACGCTGGCACCGTCGCCAAGATGAACGCCGGCAAGGTTCAGCTCTCCTGCGGCTACACGGTCGACCTCGACGACACCCCCGGCGTTACGCCCGACGGCGAGCTCTACGACGCCAAGCAAACCAACATTCGCGGCAACCACGTCGCGATCGTTGACATCGCCCGAGCCGGTGAGGCCGCCCGCGTTCGCATGGACGCCGCCGACGGCGCAGACACCGCGGTGATGTCCGACCCCGCACCGACGCCCCCCGACTGTTCCGAGTGCGCCGCCAGGCAGGCGCGCATTGACGCTCTCATGCCTCTGGCTGATTGCTACCTCGACACCCTCAGGAGTCTTTAAATGGAGAAACTGAAAGCCGAACTCGCCACCGCGCTCGAGCGCGTGAAGGCCGAGAAGGAGCGGGCCGACGCCGCCGAGAAGGAGCGAGACGACGCCCGCAAGGAGCGCGACAACGCCCGCGCCGACTCCGAGAGCGATGCCCTCGCGAAGCTCCGCAAGGAGCGCGATCAGGCCGTTGCCCGCGCCGACGGACTGGACACCCAGCTGTCGAACGAGAAGAAAGCCCGCGCCGCTGCCGATCAGACGGTGGCCGCCGCGGTCCGCGCCCGGGTCGACCTCGAGTCGAAGGCCAAAAACATTCTCGGCAGCGAGGACGGTATCGAGTCCATGAGTGATCGCGACCTCCGCGTCGCTGTCATTCGCAAGGTCGACGGTGAGGACGTCGTCATCGATGACACCAAGTCCGACGACTACGTGACCGCTCGCTACGACTCCGCGATCGAGCGCGCCGAAGAGTCCCTGAAGGCCATCGCCGCCGCTCGCGGTGGCGGTCGGGCCGACGCCCTGACCGACGAGAAGGCTCGTCGGGACGCAATGATCGAGCGCAACCGCAACGCCTGGAAGGTGACCAACGATGGCCAGTAAGCAGACCACCTATTCGCAGACCTACAGCCGCGGTTTCCCCGGCCAGCGTCTCGAGCAGTCCGGCGACGTCGTCGAGACCGTCATCAGTGAGGAGTCGAGTGCGGAGATTTCCTTTGGTCTCGCCGTTTGCTGGGGCACCGGCGATCGAGAGGTTCTCCTTCCGGCCACTGAGAACGACGTGGTCGCGGGTCTCGTGATTCACTCTCACGACTACGCGAAGGATTCGCAGCTCGGCGACACCGGTCTCAAGCCCGGCGTCATGTTCACGATCCTTCGCCGCGGCAAGATGATCGTCACCGCCGAAGAGGCGACGACCGCTCACGTCAGCCGCCTCTGGGTTCGCGCGGTCGCCGGCGGTGGCGAGGTCCTCGGAGCCCTCGAGGTCGGCGACGACAGCACCGACATGATCGACGCCACCGGTCAGGGTCTCTTCCGCGAGACCACGGACGCCGGCGGCCTGACCGTCATCGAAGTCGACTTCACCAACGAGGCGTAAGGCGTGAACTGAATGTCACGACGACCAAACGAAGAGACGATGGAGCGGTTCGTACTAGGACCGTTCGAGCACGGTCAGGTCACGGAGACCACCGAGATCGCCATCGCGAAGCTCGGTCGTGCATGGCGCATCGATCGTGCTCAGTACATCAACCCGACCGGTCTCGCGGAAGACGCCACCAACTTCTTTGACGTTCAGGTCTTGAAAGAAGGGACCGACGTCGCCGCGAGCTGGTCAACGGAGACTGGTGAAGAGGGAACCCTGACCGCGGCTACCTGGGTCGAGCTCACTCTCTCGGGCGACGCGAAACAAGTCTTCGCAGCCGATGACGAAGTCTCTCTCAACCTCGAAGAGGCCGCGACCGCAACCCTGCCGGCCGGCCGACTCGTTCTCGAGTGCCGCTATCTCTAAAGGACAAACCAGAATGCCCGAATTTCAGTTTCCCGAGCTCCGCCTCGACGCCAGCGAGTCGGCCTTCCTCTCCCGGCAGCTCGAGCACGTGCGCGGGAAATCCTACGACATTCAGTTCCCTGAACTGAAGGGGCGGCGTCTGGTTCCGGTCGACGGCAGCGTCGATGAGGGCGCCGAGACCGTTCGCTACTCGCAGTACGAGGCGACCGGCGCGGCCGTTCTGTCGAAGAACCAGGGCGAGGATGCTCCGGTGGCCGACATCAAGTCGGGTGAGTTTACTCACGACGTCTTCGGCAGCTCGATCAAGTACTTCTACACCCTGCAGGAGATCCGCGCGGCTCGCCTCGCTGGTCTGCCGCTCGACGCCCGTAAGGCGATGGCCGCCCGCCGCGCCACCGAGCAGCTATTCGACGAGATCGCTTTCAACGGTCACGCCGAGACTGGGCTCCTGGGTCTGCTCAACCAGAGCAACACCGTCACCTATACGCCGGCGGTCGGTGCCCTGGGGACAAAGAAGTTCGCCGATAAGAATGCGATCGAGATGCTGGTCGATCTGTTCGCCTTCGAGAGCAAGATCATCGACACCACCGACGAGGTCGAGCAGCCCGACACGATGATCCTGCCGCTCTCCCTTCAGGAGAGGGTCAAGACCACCCGCATCGGCGACGGCGACAGCACCACTGTTCTCCAGCACTTCCTCAAGAACTCGCTCAGCGTCAAGAACATCGAGTTCTCCAAGAAACTCGAGACCGCCGGCGCCGGAGGCAGCATCACTCGCTCGGTCTGCTACAAGCGCTCCGAGGACAAGCTCCAGCTCATCATCCCGAAGGAGTTCACTCAGCTCGCTCCGCAGGCGCGAGGCTACCTGATCACCACCTTCTGTGAGGCGCGGATCGGCGGCGTCGAGCTCTACTACCCGAAGTCGATGGCCTACGCCGACGACTTCTAGAAAGTTGTCTGAGTGGACCTGTACCGTCTCGATGTCCCTTGGGACGAGCTCGACGTCGACGACAGCACCGAGCGCGTTCGGATCGGAGTCGTCGCGTATTCGAAGGCGGCGCTGCGGTTCGACTGGACCGGGACTCCGACCGGGACCCTCGAGCTTTTCTCGAGCGAACTCGTCAACCCTAGCGTCGAAGACGATGACGACTGGGACGCTATGACCGAGGACCCTGGCGATCCCGCAGGCTCCGCTGACAACTCGTCCATCGTCATCGAAAGTCTCCCGCACCGGTGGCTGATGCTCAAGTACGCGGGCGCCAGTGGCAGCGGCACCCTCTCGGCACACCTAACCCTCAAGAGGTAGCGTCATGGCGATCACCTGGGCCGACGTCGAGGCTGTCGCGCCCGACCTCTCGTCGGTGGCGACCGCCGCGCAGACTCTGATCCTCGATCACGTCAACACGGCTCTGAAAGAGTCGCTGTTTTCCGACGAGCGCTTAAAGCTCGCGCGAACGTACCTCGCCGCTCACCACGGGGAGGTTGTCCGACGTAAGGGTGTCGGCATTGGCGGACCCATGACGATGGAAGCTGCCGGAGGCATTACCCGCCAGTTTGCGGCGTTTTCACCGACTGGGAGCCACCCGCTATTCGACGCTACGCCCTACGGCAAGATTTACCGGTCGCTGCTTCCCCCGGCGACCAAGGCGCCGATGGTCATTTGACCTGGGATGACACCAAGTGGCGCAAGCTCGCCACGAGCCTGAAGCACGCCAAGACGACTAAGGCGAAGGTCGGGGCTCTCCAAGGCGCTGGCGATCACGGTGACGGGTTGTCGATGGCCGAGCTATTGGCGATCAACGAGTACGGCTCCGAGCGAGCGGGTGTTCCCGAGCGCGCCCCGCTTCGCACCACGTTCAACGATCCTGAGTTTCAGCGCGAGTTCAATGACTTCATCGCCAAGCAGGCAGAGCTTGTTCTCGCAGGTCGAGCGAACTGGAAGACGGCGTTCAAGCGCGTCGGTGTGTGGGCCGAAGCGAAAGTGAAAGCGAGAATCGCCGCCGGTCTCACCCCCGAGAACGCCCCAGCGACGATCGAGAAAAAGAAGTCATCGAAGCCGCTGATCGACACCGGTCGGCTAGTCCCGTCTATCACCAGTGACGTCGAATGATCGAAGTCATCGACAGCTTGAAGACCGGTTCTTACACGGTCACGCGGACCGCCGCCGGCTCGCATGTCGCGGGGCGTTTCGTTCCCGGCTCCGATTCGACGTTCTCGATCGACGCCGTCGTGCAACCCGTCCGAGGTCACGAGCTGATGACGCTCCCCGAGTCCCGCCACGGTGAGGAGATCAAAGCGGTCTTCACCGTGACGGAGCTACTCCTGAAAGACAAGCTCGCGATCGGAGACGACTCCTTCGAGGTCTTCCGCTCCGAGAAGTGGGAAGCCTTCGGTGACACTCACTGGCGCGCGTACGTGGCGAAGGTGGTCGAGTGAAAACTCGCTGCCCCGAGAGCGCGACCGACTGGGCCGACAGCTATAGCGCCGACGTTCCGAGCGTCGGCCTTGCGCTACAGGACGACGAAGGCTCTTCTGAGGCGGAGGACTGGACGGGCGGAGGACTGCACTTTACCCCTGAGGGAACGGCAGGAATCACGTTTGGCGTCGATGGTGACGGCGGACGGAAGGCGGTCGAATTCCCCGGAGGATCCGCGCACCTGCTCTGTCCAGACACCGATCTCGGCGATGTCGTGACCGGGCCGGTCTCGGTGTGGGCTCGGGTCATGATGCCGGCGGCGTTTACCAATAACGCCCCGTTCTTCGGCAAGAGGGCAAGCGGCGGCGGTCGCTGGTACACACCGTGTCGCGAGCTGTCCAACCTGGCCACAATAGGAATCCTCACTGACGACGCAGACGCGGTGGGAGTGCAGTCGTTTACCTTGCCTGCCATAGCAGCCATCGCGGAGCAGTGGGCCAGCGTCATTACCACGATCGACCCCAACGCTGGTCTCTATTCCATCCGCGCCAAAGTGGACGGCGGGCCGGTGTTGGGCGGGGTCGCACCGTGGACACCGATGGAGATTGTCACCGGAGGCGGGCTGTCTATCGGCGCTCATACATCGGCCAGCGTAGCTGTTGGTTATCGGTGTAGCTACTTCGCAGCATGGGGTCAGGGCAAACCGGCGCTGACGGACGCCCAGATCGACGAGATCCTAAATGCATCGTTTGATGACGAGACGTCGCACCCCTTCTGGACAACGATTGAGAACGCGATTCATGCCTGGGTAGTTCGTGGCACGGGACTCGCCGAAGCCAAGGTCATCTGGTCCGGTCAGAATTCTCCCCGACCGGAAGGCACGCACGCCACCCTGAAGATCGTCGCCGTCAACCGCAACGGACCCGACTGGTCAGACACGGTCGAAGACGGCGATGACGTCACGTTCCATTCACGCGGACCGCGAGAGATCGTGCTCTCGATTCAGTGCTTCGACGGCGCCGCCACAGGCGCCCTGAACTCCGCCGCCAGGCTTGACAAGACGCTCGCCCTCGCCGCTCTGCCGACGCAACAGGCCGCGTTCCAGGCCGCCGGCGTCGGTTATCTCCGGTCGGGCTCCGTCAAGCATATCGGCGGAGTCATGGGCTCCGTCTTTGAGCCCCGGGCTCAGGTCGACGTGACGCTATCGATGTTCTCTGACGTGTCAGAGCCGGGTTCCCTTATTGAATTCGTGGAGATAGAGAATGACGGGGCGTCGATTTACGTGCCCTCCAATCCCCTGGCTTAACTCTGACACCCCACCATGCAAGTATCGTACCGAAAGGGTAACCAATGGCGCTGACTGATCATGTTGACATTGAGATCTCCACCACGGGCGGCGCCGTGGATAAGACCGTTCAGAACGTTCCGATGATTCTGAGCTGCAACGCCAGCTTCGCGGAGCGGATCCGGTTCTACAGCAATCTGACGGAGGTCGCGTCAGACTTCTCCGTCACCACCAGCCCCGAGTACCTCGCCGCGTCGGGCATGTTCGCGCAGTCTCCGCGCCCCGCGAAGATCGCTATCGGCCGCTCCGGAGGCAAGCCTACCAAGAACTTCGCGCTCGAAGTCCTCCACGCTACCGAAGATCACGTCTATCAGATCCAGGTCGAGGGCGAAGGCGTGACCTCGACCCTGGTTGAAGTCACCGCGGACGGCGCTGACACGGTCGCGACTATTGCGGCTTCCTTCGAGACCGCGCTTGAAGCTGTCGTCGGGGCGAACTACACGGTCGACGATACCGGCGCTGACGGAACGTTCGACGTCACCGCGGACGCCGCCGGCGAGTGGTTCTCTCTCGAGGTTCTTAACCTCGCTGACCTCTCGATCGTCGAGGACCACGCCGAGCCGACCCCCACCCTCGCCACCGACTTGGCCGCAATCAACGAAGCTGACTCCGGTTGGTACGGGCTTTACACGCTCTACAACTCGATCGCTTACGTCGCCGCCGCCGCCGCGTGGTGTGAGACCGAGACGAAGGTTTACATCCCCGATGTCAATGACTCGAGCGCCGCTACCGTTGTCGTAGGTTCGGCCACCGACGCCCTCGAGGACATTCAGGCCAACAGCTACAAGCGAAGCTCGGGCTACTACCACCCGAGCCCGGCCGACATGCTCGGCGCTCGTGTCCTCGGCAAGTGCCTACCCGCCCTGCCCGGCACTATCACCTGGGCTTACCAGGAGCTCGCTGGGGTGGCGGCGCCGAAGCTCTCGACGACCCAGCGCACCAACATTCAGAACCGGGACGCCAACTACCTCAAGAGCGAGGTTGGCCGCTCGTTCACCTGGGAGGGCAAGCGCGGCGACGGCGATTACATCGACGTCACCACCGGAGACGACTGGATCGAAGACGACATGGGCACTTCGGTCTTCGCTGCGATCCTGTTCGCCAAAAAGATCCCGTACACCGATCCCGGCGTCGCCACCATCGAGAACGAAGTGCGCGGCTCGCTCGACCGTGCCATCGCCCAGGGAATTCTCGCCGCAGACCCCGAGCCCGTTATCACCGTCCCCAAAGTCGCCGACGTTTCGACGGCGAACAAGTCGGCTCGACTGCTCCCTGATATCTCGTGGGAGGCGACTCGAGCCGGCGCCATTCACAAGGTCAGCAAGATCACCGGACTGGTCTCGGTCTAAGGAGAAACTGAATGCCCGGAGTACCCAAGACCTACGATCCCTCGGCGATTGTTCTGACGTGGCGTAAGATTCCGATCGTCGGAGTCATGTCTGGCACCTTCGTCAACGTCGAGCGCAGTGTCGATGCTTGGTCGATGGTGGCCGGCGCCGCCGGGGATATTACTTACGTCTACAACCCCGACGAGAGTGGCACCGTCCGTTTCACTCTCAAGGCCGAGTCGGACACCAACGATCTGCTCTCCGCTGCGGCGAGGGATGACAAGCTGTTTCGCTCAGGCTTCGGACCGGTGATGATGAAGAATCTCCTCGGCACTACGCTGGTGGCCTCGCCAGTCGCCCGCCTCGTTCGCCTCGCGAACATCGACTATGGAGACGCCGCCAGCGGACGTGAGTGGGGACTGCTCTGCGCCCAGCTCAACGTCCACGTCGGCGGATCGCTGGTCTAAATGGTCTCGACGAAGGCGCTAGACGGCGGGGTTAAACTCCGCGTCGGACCGATCCCGGCGATGAAGTCGCTCGCCCTCC